CTTAGCTCTTTTTGCGCCCAAGCTAATACGGCTTCGCGGTTCATGTTACCGCCAAGTATATGCTTAAACGGAAAATATCCTTTATACCCACAGTCAGTGGCAACAGATATTCCTATTAGGTGTGAAGCGCCTCGTGCCCAGCCTGGCCCAGCCTCTAATAGCTGTGGGTCGTAGCCTTCAACGTCAACTGCAATGGCCTTGGCTTGACTGAGGTCTGGAAAATACGACGGCACTTTCCAGCCTGTGTCAGGTACAGGCGGCATTGGCCGTTTAACAGGCTTGATTACCTTTTCGTCAGGCATCCAAAATAGGCTAGACATATTACCCCTTGGCCTTAGCTGCAATTACAATTGTGCGGTCCGGGTAACGGACAATTGCAAAGCGCTCTTTAAAAACAATGTCAGCACCTGTCCCAATGAACTGCCACATATGGTTCAAGGATGTGGCGAAGTTAATCGGTATCCACTTGCCTTCAAACTTTGCGTGCGCGCCTGTTTCACCGAACTGAAATTTGGCCTCATTGGGCGCTATGAACTCTACCCGAACTCCGTCGGCTTCGGACGCATATGGCTTAACCTGCTCCAAAAACTCGACTAGCTCCGGGTCTACCGGCGCCATATCCTCTGCCAAGAAAAAGTCAGACACGTCAGGCCAAGGCTCAGCGTAAACAGGACTAGACAGTCGTGAACCGTCCGCAAAAGTGACGTATAAAACATACCCATCAAAAGCCATAGTTGCCATTGGCTTTGCAAGTTTTGCCAGCACGGCTACAAGCGCCTTTGGAAGCGCACAAGTAAACGGTAGTTGTACGGCTAGCCGTTGACGAACAATATAGCTGCCGTTAGTAGCGTATGCAAACTGGCCTTTAAGTAGTAGGCTAGTTGCCCAAATCCGCGGCGCTTCATTAGGGATAAATTTCACAAGTTCTTTCATGACGGTGATCAAACCGTCTGGCACCTGCACAAAGTCAGTTGACGGAGTAGGCTCAGGCAGAATAGACTCTTTATCGAGCTGAAGCCACGTCTTAATTTTACCCGACGTAAGTGTCAGACGCGTGTCGCTTATCGACAGCTTTGAGGTAGCTGTAGCTGCCTTTAGCAACGAGTCTGCTTTGACGCAAAATTCTGGAAAGCCTGCAGGAACTGGCGTAGAAAGCAAAACGTTACGGTAATAAGAATATAACCGACCACCTTTGCTAAATGCCAATGAGGCCAAACCGTCTTCGCCACCTGTGATAGGGCGAACCCGTTGAATTAAAGCCTTTAGATCAATAGACCCATCAGCTGGTTTTGCTTTTGCCATTTAAACCTCCATTGAGCATCCACAATTATAACGCGTATAGTAGGTAAAAGAAGCCGTAACTTTAGCTACGGCTCGTTGGTGCTGGCGTTAAACTGCCATTTCGAACTTCATGCTTGGGCCACGATCAAAAGGTTCAATTACAAAGTCTTCCGGCTCAACAGTGTAAATTCCAATAATACCTTCTGGCTGTTTCCAATGCCACTGCGGCAAAGGACGCGCTACAGCTGTTGAAAGAATTTCTTCAGCGCCTTCGTAATGGGTGGCGTAAATATGCGTATCAGCAAAATTGCCGCGAAGCTCACGAGGTTTTTTACCTAGGTGACGGCATATAGCAGCCTGTAAAAAGCCGTAAGAGGCCATATCAGCTGGACAGCCAAGAACCCAGTCAACTGACCGCATGTTGAACAGCAAGTCTAGGTCTTCACCGTCGATAAAGATTTGGAAACTGTAATGACACGGCGGAAGAACAGCTTTATGCTGGTCGCTTGGGTCCCAAGAAGTGACAAGCAAACGCCGAGAAGCTGGATTTGCTTCTGCTTCGCGCAGTAAGCTAGTCAGCTGATCAACACCATGGAAGTCTCGCCACTTGCTGCCATAAATTGGACCAAGATCGAGGTTTTCCGGTGTACCGTTACGCTTATTATAGTCATTGAGGTTGTCACGCCACCAAAAGCATTTGCGAGCTTCAAATGCTTCAACGTTAGTCAGCCCCTTGATAAAGCAGACCATTTCGCCGATCGGCCCAGCCGAGCCGAAGACCCTGTGGGTCATAAGCGGAAAACCGTCTTGCCAGTCATGGACGAGCTCAGTGCCAAAAAGAGCAGTAGTACCTACACCAGTTCGATCGGAACGTGGTGTGCCGTTAAGCAAAATGCGTTCCATAACAGTTAGATAACTATGCTCATACTTACTAAAAATTGCTTGCATGATTATTCCTCAATAAATGCCGTTCTGGACGTGCCACTCATTTGCGTCTTGGCTTGGGTTGATTTTTGCTGCGTTAAGTGCGTCGTCGAGGAATGGAGGAACCCAATCTGCGGGCTTAACAATGTCGTATTTGTTGCCGTATTTTGAGGTACTTTCGGTGCCGCGTGCTTTTCGCATGTTTGCAGAATGCACTTCATCCCACAAGGCCTGCAGTGGCAGGGCGTTGTACTTGCGGGCAAGAACTGCAAAAGAACCTTTAAGAATGTCTTTTGACAAGTTAAGGTGGTCAGTTAGCCCTCCGTCTCTATCACCAAGAAGATGTACAGTGCCAGCAGCGATATAGATAATGTCGATAACAGCATCAGCTGTATCGCGCATTGTGCCAGCATTTTCTATAGAGTCGGCCAGCTCTTCACACTCTTCGTCCAGTCGTTTAATGCGCAAATCAGCTTGTGCTGCATCGTCAAGTGGATTGACGGCAATGCCAAACTTGGCATGAAAGTCAGCAACATCAGCAACACATTTTTCAAAGCTAAAAGTGCAGTTCATGGCATTTCCTTAATAGTTGAATTTATATAGTACAGCTATAGGCCGCATATGGGAAATAGCTAGTTGTTCTTGATAGCTACTTTCATATAGCCAATTTTACTTTATTGAGGGTAAGAAAAAGCCCCGAAAGAATCGGGGCTTTTGACGCGGCTAAGTCGCTTATTCAGCGTCTTGATCGTGTTCGGCTTCAGGAGCTGCTTCACCGGCTTGGAACTTGGCTTCTTCAGCTTCCAGTTCTGTCAGTTTGACGGTGTCAGCAGCAATGCGCTTTTGCAGGGCAGCAATACGTTCAACACGCTTGTCGGCGGAATCTACCAGGCGCTTGGCAGCTTTTTCTTCACGCTCTTTGCGCTTGGCAGCTTGCGCTTCGGCTTTTTCGGTGTTGACGCGACGCGACAGTTCCAGACCGGTGGCCTTACGGAAGTAAGTGATCTGGCTGTTGATCGACGGCTTGGACATGGTGGTGTTGGCAGCTGCAGTTTCAACAACGTAAGTGCTAGACTCGCCGTTAGCTACAGCGTGTTGGCACAGGTCCCAAACGTAACGAGCGCCGGTACCTTTACCAGGGAACGCAACTTCGACGCCGTTGACAACAACGATTTCTTTCTGAGGACGCAGGTTTTCTACTGGGGTTTGAATCTCGGTCATGACAAATTCCTTACAGGGATTTTAATGGTTTGATTTGCTTGTTCAGAACTCTATTATGCCTATAGGCTTAAGACTTGTAAATAGGCAAATCAAATTATTTTTAAATTATTTAGATTGAACTTCCGATAAAGCTAGAACGGGATAGTTCTGGAAAAGCTCGGGCATCCTTTCACAATAATCTTGAGAGGAGGCTGAGAGCCAAACAGCCTACAAATATTTCCTTGAATGTCGCAGTGTTCACAGTTAAAGCAGTTTACTTGGTCGTGTAGAACTATTTGCACAAACTTAACATACTTTTCTGCGCTAGCTAATTCTTGATCTGTCATGCTACTTGCTCCTCTCCCTGGTAAACAGGGCTAAGTATTTCGGGATGGCCTTTTACTTTAAACCAAATCTTCACAGACACTGGCTTTTGCAGTTCAGCTTTGCGGCCTAAAAAGTCGTCACAACTCGTCGGATAATTTTCATTACCTGTATTCTCTTTCCACCACTTACGCGCTAGGCCTTGGGCAGAACCTTTGTGCTCAAAGCAAAGCCAAGTACTGTACGGTAGTAACCCACAGTGGTAGACTGCACGGATGCTTGGTGGTTTCCCGGGCTTTTGATAAAGCGCGTAAGTAACCATGTCTACCGGAATATCGCGCACATCAAGAGTTTGTGGAGTGTCGTCGCCAATACCCGCAATAGCTGTTTGCTCTGAAGCTCCAGCTGTAATATCGTAGGCCGGTGGTGGGAACTTATGGCCGCAGTCTCCGCATTCAGTTACTCGGCTTGGCCATTGGCTCTGACACTTAGGACAAACTTTCATAGGCGGTGCATCGCTTCCACCCCGCTTCTTTTTCTTCTCCGGTAATATAGGCTCATTGATTGGGCCTAGCCTAATAATGTTGTTTGCAAAGTCCAATACTAAACAGCCGAGCGATTTAGGCCCTGCTGCGATAGCTGATAGTCTGCCAGCAATGGTAGTCAAGTCAAAGCCTGGTGCGTATACTGGACGGGTGCCACGGCCAAGTATTTGAATGTGCAAGCTGTTAGACTTGGTAGGGCGCATAAGCACAAGCAAATCAATGTTAGGAAAGTCAAAGCCTGTAGTCAAAACGCCCATGTTTACCAGCGCGCGTAAACCGCCTTCTTGACGTTTAAAGTCGGCAATTACGTCTTCGCGCTTCTTGGTCATTTTAGAGTGGATAACGCCCGTGCGTATACCCATATCGTTGAGCATTTCAGCAATGTGCTCGGCGTGCTCAATTGATACTGCAAAGATCAGCCACTTTTTACGCTGTTGTGCTTTAGCTACCATCTCTAGGCAGCAATTGTACGTCACGCCGTTAAGGTCGACTGCGTTGGCCAGTTGCTTTTGGTTGTAGTCGCCTGCAATAGTCCCAACGTCAGATAGGTCAAACTGGGTATCAGTCGACTTAGTAGTCAGTGTAGCCAAATAGCCTTCACGAATAAAGCGTATAAATACTTCACGCGTAGCAAAGTCGCAGGCCAAGTGGTTAAATAGACCGCATTCGAGTAAGTGGCCTCCCTTCATGCGCCAAGGCGTGGCGGTTAGCCCAATGCAAACAAGCTTTGGGTTCTTCTCGCGTAGCATGTCAAGCGTCTTGCCGTACAGCGTTTCGGACGCTGCCGGAATCATATGAGCTTCATCAATAAGCACAATTGAAGGCTTTTCAACTTCATGAGCAATATTGACAAACGATTGAATACCAGCCACAATAATACGGCCAGTCAAATCACGCTGTTTAAGACCTGATGAGTATACTGAAACAGACGCACCAGGCCAAACCCATTTAATTGATTTGGCATCTTGCTCGACTAGCTCCTGACTGTGGGTCAATACTACTACGCGTCCTGTTCCTGGCCAGTTGGCGTAAATGTCGCGAATAATCATGCCCAACAAAGAAGCCTTGCCTGTACCTGTGGCCATTACAATCAACGGATTAATATGGCCACTCCGCTCTGCAAAAGCCTGCCACAGGTAGTTAACAGCCGCTTCCTGGTAAGGTCTTGGAATGAACTTACCCTTCATGGTTACCCCAAAGCAATAATAATATCCGCTGGCTTTACAAACGCCCGATGTTTGCTGTACGCGCCGCATGGATGGTACGGGTCAATGTCGTCGGAGCCATTGTAAGCACACGACCATTTACCTTCTTTATTCGGTGATGCGTGTTCGCAAGTTCGGCAGTTAACATCAACTGACTCATTAGTCAAATGCCAGCAGTTGGCGCGATGATCGCAGATACGGCAGCGATAGTCGGTAGCCCGTAAAGCGATGCGCTCAGGCGGCTCATCAGCAAAAGCTAGCTTGTCTGCTAGTTGCAACTTCTCATCAGCAAAGGCTTCGTCGAGCATTACCCATTCGGTGTATAGCTCATCGTTGTTCTTGTTAACAGCCATGTAAAAGCATTTAGTCAGCTTAAACTCGCGCATGTATGTTTGTACTTGTGCGTAGTGTACCGGCTTACTGATCTTTACGCCTTTTTTGCCCAAGTCTTCAAAAGACTTAAGGCTATGGGTTTTCATTTCAAGTAGCACCCATTCGTTTGGATGCTCAACAAAACCAAAAGCAAAGCCGTCAGTAGAACCACCTACATGGCCATAAGCCCGACTGGCCTTGAACTGCTTACCGGTTTCTGGGTGTACGTCTTGAACTTTGATGCCAATTGAGTGCAAATAACCGGTGAAGCGCGGTTCTTCAAGATGGCCACGATTAAATAGCCGTAACACAAACGGTGGAAAAGACGGACGTGTTGTCCAGCGGTAGCTAAGCCAAATAGACCTGTGGCATTCGGCGCCAATACCGCTAAGCCCAAGGTGCGTGCGGAACGGAAGCTCTTTGGCTTCTAGGCTAATTGCCTGGTGTCGAAGCTGAAAGGCTTCAATAAGCTCTTGAGTTGGCGTGCTCATCGGTCTTTAACCTCAGCGCGTAGTAAACTATTTACTGGCGATTCAGTAAGCTCGAACGCACGTTTTACCTCAGGGTTTAAAGCATCTTCAAAGTCTTTTTGAGCTTCAGGAGAAATGCCGCTTGACGCAAAAACTTCTACCGGCGTAAGCGGACCAAACGGCGCAGAAATATCTGCTTGTTCTGCGCGCAAACGGTTTACAACGTTTTGTGCGTAGCCAGCAATGTCGATCCAACTATCGTCATAGTCAGGATCGCCGCACATAATACGGCTGATTTTGTGCATGACCATTGCGAGCGCTTCACGTTGGTCGTAAGCAAGATTTTGCCAGCCTGGAAGCGAACGTAAGTAGTCTTCGAGCTTCATGGCTACTTCGCCGCTTTCAATAAGCGGACCGTAACGGCCACGACGTTGCGCGATGGTTTGTTCGAGCTCAGTGGACATGGTATTACTCCCGGTTAAGTTCTGCTTCAGTTATTAAGTGTGCGCGTTGTACAGTCGGCAAATCCATCCAGCCGTAATGCGTTTGCTGCAGAGGCAAGCCAAGTTTATCCGCTAGCCACTTGTAGGCGCTAGCTCGAATCATACGCCTAGCTGCCATCATAGCATGAAAAGATTGTTTTGCATGTTGCCGTGCAGCTCTTAGCTCTTTATTTGCCAATGTGCCAAGCGGAATAGCCGTATCAGCATGTACGCCTACATGAGCTTCACAGCTTCCTGCACAAGCGTACAAAAATGGCCAATCGCCAACGCTTCTGCCATAGATAGTTTCGTTATTTACGAGTATGACACTACCTTGGCAGTAGGGACATGCCGTAGGGATGGGCAACGCGTCACGCACTCGTTTCATTGCTGTAACACTTACGTAAGGCAGACCTTCTGGCGGAGGAATAACCCACGTCTGTGGGTTTGGCTGTGGCGTAAAGTTAATCTCAGACATTAGCGTCTACTCATTTTATTGCGTTCTTGCTTACCTTTACAAAAGGCGCACAACGTACAGCCTGGAATGGCAAGACGACGAGCTTGAGGAATTGGTGTGTCACACTCTTCACAGCTTTCAGCGCTTACGCCTTCGTAAACAACTCGGTTTGCCAAAGTGGCGCCCAGCATAATTTCTTGGTAGCCAGTTGCTACATCTACGTCGTCAGCCATTGTATTGTACCTTTATACCATGTGAGATTAAATGTTTAATTGCGGCTTGTTGCGCCTCAGCCCAACGTCCTGGGTTACCCACAGGTGGCATTACTACCTCGCTGACTCGCTTGCTTGCGACTATTGCTGCTGCGCATGCTAAGCACGGCTGGCTAGTAACAAATAACGTTAAGCTAGAACCTTCAGAGTTTTGTAGCGCATTGACTTCCGCGTGAATAACCATAAACGTTGAGCTTTCATTATTCAGTGTAGCATCATTATACTCTGGTGGAGGACCGTTGTAACCTGCTCCGTTAAGTTTTCTTTCGCTAGTTACTACAACTGCGCCTACTTTGCGCTCTTGCTTTGACCATTCGCCGACTTGGCCGGCTAGCTGCATAAAGCGGTCACGCCATTTTTGTTCCATGTGTACACTCCAACTTGCGGTTAATAAAATGCGCCGGAATACCGACGCATCTTACCATTACCTAGCGGTGATTACCAAGGTTGAGCTGGAGTTTCAACAGTACCGTCTGGAATTGCAGGTTGGCTTTGCGCTGCTGCAGCTACCAAGGCCTGCGCGTCTGCAAGAGCCTTTTGAGCTGCAGCTACTGGATCAACAACAGCAGCCTGAGCAGCAGGAGTTTCAACAGTTTTGGCTACAGAAGCTGGTGCCGCTGGAGCGGCCGCAGGTTTTGCTGGAGCCGATGGAGCCGCTGGAGCGGAACTTGCGCCTGCTGCAGCTGCGCCACCGACTGCACGGAAACCTTGAAACTCGTTGCGAGCTTCATACAGGACGCCGGAGTCTTTGTCGTTGGCTACGTTGTAGGTAGGGGCAGTGATTTTTACGCGGGCTTCAAACGGAATGCCGCAAAGCTGAGCAACGTTGTTGAGGTTCAACACGCCGATAGCGTGGCAAAGAGCAGACAGCTGACGCTGGCCAATCTCCTGCGCTTGTGGGTTTGGGTTTTGGTAGTTGATGTTACCAAACACAACACGACCGGCGTGAGTCGGGCCTTGAACCTTTGCCATGATGCTGACCATGGAGCCGGTACCGGCTTTGGTTGGCTTCAGCTCAGACTTTTCGATCACAAACTGATACCAAGCAGCTGGAATTGGCTCGAAGTCGGAAGAGGCTGGTTGTACTTCAGTCGCGTTAAAGCTAAGAGTCAGGGACATTTGTTTATCTCGTTTATTTGCTACCTTACTTTGCAAATGCCAGGTGTAAGGAATAACCTGTTTATTTGGTGGGCCGGACAGGACTTGAACCTGCGACCGATCGATTATGAGTCGACTGCTCTAACCAACTGAGCTACGGGCCCAAAGCTTTAAATCGCATGGCCCATCTTAGCAAACAGATGGGTCAGACTTGGATATTCGAGTTCGTCAAGGACGCCTGAACGGTCCTTGCACTGATACTGCCAGTTTGCTTTTGTCCGCAGCTGGCGAGCGCCGTTATTAGCAATTTCCAGCGCAAATACTTCGTCTAGCAGATAAGGCATGCCAGACTGCAGCATTTTACCGGGAAATTTCATGCCAATTTGAGTGGTACCCATTACATCGTCAGTTACTTTTTCCGCTTTGCACAAAAACACTATATGGTGATGCGTTGGTAAGTCGCGGAATGCGCGCACCAGGCCAAGAACGTCTTGCCCAAGAATGCCGTATGCTTGACGCGGATCTTTTACTGTGGGGTTTGCCAAAGCTTCAGTCAAAACTGTTTCCGCAGTGTCAGACAATGAGTCAAGAATAACTGTCTTGTATTGTAGTGCTGCAGGAGTTTGCAACCAAGCGTAAATTTCTTTAAGCTTGGCGACCGTAGAAACATCAATATACGGAACGTTGTACGTAACCCAGTCTTGGTCAGCGCCATACACTTTGGCAATGTTATCCGGGCTAAGCGATAACAGACCGCGTTCAGCGTTCAATAAAAGCGGCGCTGGAGCAGACGCTGCAATCATAGTCTTGCCGTTACCGCTAAGGCCGTAAATGGCCATTCGAATTGGTCCGGGCGGTGTAGCACCTGTAAGTTTCACTTCCATTATCTTGTCTCTCAGTTCATTTAGCTATTATATTGCGCTGCTTAAGGCTTGTACAACTTTATTTAAAATAAACGTTCCCAGCAGTGCGCAACTGGGCTATAATCAGTCGGTTTCAACTTCCGGCGCTTTTGTTATCTTAACTTGCGGGGTCCCCGGCGAAGTAGTAATAGCTTCAAGAGCTGCTTCAAGGTCGTCGCCTGTCAGTGTTTTAAGACCTGTTGCGCTGACGGTATAGCTGACTTTGAAGACACCGGCAAATTTTTCTTCGCCAAGCTTTTCTCGTGCGTCTGCCAACGACGGCTCAAACACTTTGACGTTTTCAGTATTTGTGAACGACACTTTATAGCCGTCCATCTCAACGGTCTTTGAGCCTTTCTTTGTATGGTTAGACCGAGCAAGTAGCTCAAGCCGTGCGTTAAGCTCAAGCTCTTTAATCTGCTCAAGCGATTTTTTAATGGCTTCCCACTTTGGAACAGTCATTCCGCTCATTGCTTTACTCCCGGCGTAACAGCATTATTAAAGCGTCTGAACTGCCTTTGACACGAATGTCAGGTAGGATTGTTTGAGGCTTGAATTCGACGCGGTAGTGATAAACGCTTACGTCAGCGCCGTATAGCTGCTCGCTAAAATAAGTCACATTGTCTGACAGACCAAGCGAATGCTTTTTATATTCTTTGGGCCCAACTTTGCAGGTAACGTCCAGCTTACGCGCGCTACTTGCGTCAAAGGCACAACGGCCTTCAATAGACAGCATATAGCCACCAGTGATTCCGTTGTAGAAAACGATGCGCCGTGTAATTTCAAAGTTGTCGGCTGCAGCAGACAGGTTGCGTGAAGCAATATCCGCGTCGCGGCCACAACCGGAAAGTACACTTGCAGAAAGGGTTAGTAAGCCAAGCGTTTTAAGCAGTTTGATTTTCATTTGTTAACTCCAACTGTTATTTATGAAGTTCAATTATAACTTATTGCTTGTTCTTTTGTAAACTACTTTATTACTCTTCATTTGACTGTTGAACTATATAAACTTGTGTATTAGCTGGAAGCGCAGAGGCAGTAATACCCAGCGGAATACCGCCCGGAGTTCGTAGTTCAATAATGCCTTGACCGACCAAGCTCTTAAGTGCCTCGTCTCGGCCTTGAGTACTAATCTCCGCACGGCTTAGCCCAAAGAAGCGTGCAGTATACTGGCTAAATAAACCAACTGTCAATATGCGCGCTTGAATGTCTTTGTCCAACGTCGTAGATAGTCGGCTAGCTTTACGCAGCATTTCTCGCACAGCTTCTAAGTCTGTGCCTTCAGTGTAAAACTTAATAATGGCCAACTCGTAGCGTGACGCTTGGTTGACGGTGTTCATTGCATGCTTGGCTTGATGAGTAGTTGTGTCAACAGTTCGCGCAATGCTTTTGAACAGTATTTGCGCATTTTGCTTGACAAACTCCATGACAGCAATGCCCCATTCAAGGGACTCAACGGTATGGCTTGCGCTTTCCGGTTCTTCAGACCACGCGTAAATAGCAGACAAATACTGCGCATAGGTAATATAGCGGTTAAACGCGTCTTCCTCTGCGTCTCCACCATCACCCTTACTTGCTGTTCCAAGTTCCAGTAGTCTTCTTACCAACGGTACGTTGGAACGCAGCAATTCCTGAGAATGCAGTACGGTAACAGCAGGCGAAGTAGTATAGCGACGAACTAAATTTGTTGCTTCCGATAAGTCTATTTGGACTTCGCCGTCTGGAACTTCAAACTTACCGTTCCAGCTGTTTGCGTCAATGGCTGGTTCATTACTTACCCACAGTATTAACCGAGCTAGCAGCCCGTCACCAAGATGCTGCATCAATACTGGCTTCATTGCTTTGATTGTGGATAAATAAGCAAGCTGAACAACATAGTCTTGCAGGTCAACGCGACCGCTATTTGTGTTCTTGTCTGCAGAAGTTGTTGCGCCTGGAGCGCAGACGTTTTCAGTAAACTCTTTGAGGAAAGCCTTTGCCCCACCTGGGTCGTTAGACGTGGCAAAGTTGGCTTCTGCCTCATCGACTAGGCCAATAGCCGCAGCTTGTTTTTCAAACAGTGAGATACTGGCCGCAAGTTTGTTTGCGCCTTGAAGGCCTTTGCCCATATCCCGAACTGGGGTAAGCGGCAACGCGCCCATTGAGCCTTCAGCTTGTAAAGTTTGGGATACTAGCCTTGCAAAGTCACGGATACGTCGATATGCGCGTGACTTACCACGACCTGAGTTTGCCAGCGTAAAAAAGTGAACAATAGGTCGCTTGCAAATGGCGTCAGTAATGATAGACTTACCGGTACTCAAATAAACAGCTTGACATAACAACCGATCGCCAGCAAGCATACGCGTCAGCTGAATAACCGACGGTGTAGATACGTCGAAAGCAACTTCACTGACGCGGTTTAATGCTGCAGCCAATACGCGCATGTTCTTAGGTAAAGGCGGTGGTTCTAAGAGCACGACTGACTCAATGGTAGGAGGAGGTAGCATAGCCACAACCTCTTGGCCCATCGACAAGCTGAACGTAACCATTGGCAGTTCGAGTGAATTGTTCTTGACCATGTTGTTGTAGTGCAGGTCAAACAATGAAACCAAGTCAGTCACTTTACGCTGACGCTTTGGCTTTGTGATGTTTGCTTCGTCTGCGCACGGGAAAGACAAGAATACGCGCTGCATTTGCTCAGCGTCAGACGAGTAACGCGATAGCCGTTGGACAAACACGCGCATGACGTCAGAGTTAAGCTGTTGCTGTGGGTCTTTGGCGTAAGCTACAGCTTCTGCGTCTTCTTTAAACTTTTCCAGCAGATATGCGTCAGCTACTTCTTCACCAACAAAGCCATGACGCAAATTAGCTTGTGCTCGTAACTCAGCGTTTTCCCGGGACTTTGCGGAGATTACTTCTTCAAAGTATGGAGTCAACGGCAGAATATCTGGCCAAGCTGGATTCGCACGGCCAGTCATGTAAAGGAAAGTACCAGCGCCACGTGCGTCAATGCCGTCTACTACCTTGGCAATAACACCGGCCACTTCTGCTGGGCAGCTAAAGACTTGGTGTAGGCCGTTACCTCGGCTGGACATTTCTGTCCAAGTTTCGTTGGCTTTGCACAACGAAGTATAACCGGGGTTCGCCACCAAGTCGTCGTAGTCGAGTACAATAAAGCCGGGCTGAATAAGCCAGATATGGCCCATCGCAGTGGCTTTAGGATATTCTTTTAGGTAGGCCTGAACTTTGACAGAAAGCGGGTGCTTTGACATCGACGCAATGGCAGCAGTTGCTACGTCGTAATTAACCAAAGTTTCTGGTCGGCTAACGTCAGGCGCTCGGCCAGTCATGTGAACTTGTTTCTTGTAGGCTTGGCCATCTTCATCGATAGCCAATTGCCAAACTCCCCAGACCGGAGAGTCGTCAATCATACACTGTGGGTAAGATGCCACGTTTAAGGTCATATAGTAAATCGCCGAAAGAAAGGGTTGCCAGCTGGTCGTGCTGGGATTACTAATCCACAAAAGGCTGTGCTACTACCCTGAGAGAGACCAATCTCTCGACGTCGGCGAACGCTTTGATAGCAGCACAGTCTTTTGTAGACTAGAGGAAGACAATAATAGGCTTTTAAAGGGAATAAGTAAATGCTAGCGTAAACTAGCGTTACTCGGCGTTGATAGTTAGCTGGTTAGGCCAGTCGCGGTCGGCAATAATAGACACTTTTAACTCTTCAGCATTAAGCGTGGCAAGTTGCGCTGTTATCAGCCGCAAAGCCTCTGCTCGAATGCCTTGATGCTCAAGAGTAAGCCTAGCTGTTTGCGTGGCTTCGCTTTGCACTCGCTGGCGATACGGTAAAAGTTTGGCTTCGGTATTAGTGAGCTGCATTACCTGGAGAGTTGCTGCGTCTGCCAAGGCTTGAGCTTTTTTAGCCGATGCCATCCACTTATCGTAGTCTTCTGGTAGTTCGCACTGTAGCGCTTTATGTAAAGCGGCATGTGCGGCCATCTGCCCTGCAATTACCAATGAGTTGTGGTGTCGGATCATAACCGAATAGTCACCAGCTTGGCAGTGCGAAAGCAACACATCAGCATGAGCCGCGAGTAAAGCAGGATCACCCATTCCCGAAGCAAGACCAGCAGACATGCCAAGATAAGTGGCTGGATCAAGTGAAGGGCTTAGCTTTTCATTCGACATTTCAATTACCTTATTTAATTAACGTTCTATAGCTGCAAGCATCGTATCGAGGTCTGAAACTGTCGCGCTTATTTTATCTTCTATCTCGGCAGAGCTTTCTGGTATCAAGTCCAACAACTCTTTTGCTTGCTTCAATGCACGCTCCATACTGATAGAGTTTGCGGTATTAGGAGCGCTTAAAACGCTGGGTAGCTTGAAAGTCTGCATGCTTATTACCTGCGGTGATTAATGAACAAATCATAAACCCTTTCTAGATTTTTGTAAACCCTTTCGCGCGCTGTATAGAAGGATGGTAACCCACAGTGGTAGGCCATGAGGCTTGAGGGATGAAACAGCTTACTTTATACCCTCTTATGTTACTTTATAACTACTAGATGCAAATGCTCGCATCGATGCGCATCAGGCTATCCGCTCGTTTCTGCAGAGATTGATTTGGTCTAGCTAGCAGCCAACGCTGCTTCGAGCTGATGCATCTTGCTTTAGAATATTAGCCTGATGCGAGCTGATGCGGATTTTGCATCTGTTTTGCATCAGGTAAAGCGCATAAAAGCTATTAGGCAGATTAATTAGGACGGATAGCTTGGACGAGTGACTTTAACCTTTAAAATACAGCTTTCTGCTTTATGGATTTGCATCCGCTGACTCTTGCATCAGGCCTCGCATCTGTCTAAGTCCTTGTTTTATAAGGCTTTTTAAGCTCCTGATGCAAAGATGCGCATCAGGTAGGGTGCCGTATATTTGCTAAGGTGTATAGGTCCATATAGGCCTGTCTATATATTTTTAATTTTTAAAAAATATATACAGCTATAGGCTATTGGTAGTAAGTAGGCAGACAAGTAGAGACTTACACACTAGCTGGTAACGGCTAGGGCTAGGGCCGCATCCGCCTAGGCCATCCGCATCTGCATCAGGTCGCATCACCTGCGTAGAGCTAAACGCACATAATTTAAACAAAAGGCAATAAAATCAAGCACTTAGGCTCCGTGCATCACAGATGCAAACCAGATGCATCTGGTGCGTTAGGCTACGCAATAAAAAGTGTACTTCGCCCAGCATTTGCTATATGATGCGAGAGTTACGATGATTTGCATCAGCTAAAATTCGAGCAAATCTGACCGAAACAGTCTAAGGAGCCGCATCGGTGACCACTGTGGGTATTTAGTAAATAAAGATTTACTAAATAAGTTTTGCATCATATAATTTAAATGTCTTAGATAGGAAATAAATAAATGTTACCAGTATACTTTTGCTACGCCATCAAATTAAATAGCACAGAAGAACTTCGACCTACTGGCGAGAAAGGTTGGTTTACTACTTTGGCAAGAAAAGGAGAAAAGCAGTCTACTACTCGCTGGAAAATTGATTTGACTGGCATTAAGCTATTTATTTCTGAGCAAACAGCTTATAGAGCTTTACGCTCAACGTCTAAACCTGAATCAGCTAAGTATGGTTATACGCAAGAAGAGTATGAACGTCTTTTTAGCATTACTAAAGTGTTAGTAAGTAAAGAGCTGTATGAAAGTACAGCAGAAACTGCTGCAAAGCTAAAAAAGCAAAATGAGGCAAGAGCCGCGTCACGCAAACCTAAAACTGTAACAGTTTCTACTGTTAATAAGAAGAATGACCTGCTAGAGGGAGTAGAACTGAGCACGGTGTTTAGCGCAATTGTTCGCACTGAGGAGGGCCGCGTATCCGTAAAGCGTTTTAGAACGCCTGAAGCGGCATTACAAGAGCTTATGAAAAAAGTTGACCCAAGTTATTTAACGCTAGTCAGGATAATTTCAGAAACAACAATAAAGCGCCTACCTCATTGCTGAAGTAAGCGCTATTGGTACAGCTGTTAGTAAATGCTAAGACTATTAGCGCGATTGATAAAATAAATCAATTTGTCTAGGCTTGGCTCAATAGCATATACAAGATTACCTTTGATGCGGATTATGTAGCAGTGAGTTGTTGGTACAGAATACTCCGGGTAATTAACAGAATGCCCAATAGACACTGCTACATTATCTGCAACAGCGACTTCTTGTTGCGCTGCATCACACATTTGCATTACTGTAAAGTAGCTGAGTTGCTCAACTTTATTTAGGTCTTTCATTTGACACTCCTTTAGTAAGTGTGTTTGCTTGTTGATGTATTTATTATAAGGCAGTCAGCAGCTGCTGTACACCTTTTATTTAGCTGTTATCAATTGATTGTTTTAATCCCTTAGCCGATAGCTATGCGAACAACTGATTGTGCATTGACAGACAACGCCGCTATAATGAACGTACAAATAACGGAGAACATTAAATGAATATTTTCGAAATCAACCAAGCAATCATTGATGCTGCTATCCCAAGCTACGGCGTAGAGACTGAACAAGACAATGGCGCTATTGATGTTGTCTACCTCGCAGACTACGAAGTTCAGCTCATGGATGGCATGATCTTTTTGAACGACAGCTGCACTGACAACGACATTGCTGAGTTTGCAGACATTGAGTCGCTTATTGCTCACTTGAAGAATATTATCAAGCTGTAAGCTAATAGCAGGACCCGCAGTGTTAAGCCACTGTGGGTTATCAGCAAATAAAAGTGTACAAGCCCAAGCAGCTGCAGTACAATAGACACATACCAACGAACACTAAGGAATGAATCATGACTATTGAGCGCAAAATCAGACTGCTGGAAGCCCAGTACGCTGCTATGACTGTCAATGCCAAGCTGCGTGACAAAGTGGCTTTGATTGCTCAAATCCGTGACCTTCAATCCCAGTTGGAAGCCTAAGCCATGTACTATCAAGCCACTGCTACTGTAAACGGTCAGCTGTTTGAATCTGGCTTCTACCAGGAAGGCCGTGATTGGGCTATCCGCATGTTGGTACGCCAAATTGGTTTCGAAAACCTTTCACTGATTACTGTTGAGGTGGTGTAAATGAAGTATTTAATCGTTTGGGCGTTTGTTGGCTTTATTTGCTATTGCTATTATGATTTGCATCAACAAGGCTACACTTTTATTCAGCCAACTATTCAGCTTGGCGGAAGTCGTTAATACAGGCTGCTACAAATAACTATTTACAAGTAGCCACTTGCGCAGTAGATAAAGGCTTAGCCATGAACATTTTTGCCACTTCGCAATGCCCAATCCAATGCGCTCAAGAAATGACCAACGTTCACGTTGTCAAAATGATTCTTGAAAGCGCCCAGCTGCTGTCTACTGCACACTTTGTCCTTGACGGCGCGCAAGTTGGCTATAAGCCGACACACCAAAACCATCCATGCGCTATTTGGGCGCGTGAGACTTCAGCCAACTACAACTGGCTTTACCGACATTTGACAGCGTTGTGCAACGAGTTTACTTTTCGTACCGGTAAGACGCATAAAACCAGCGAGCAGCTTTGGGCATTGGCTGATTTTCCTTTGCAGATTAAAATTGGCACCCTAACGCCGTTTGCGTTGTGCATGCCAGAAGAATTTGCGCGCCTTGGCTTGTTTGACCAAACCTTAGCCTATCAAGGCTACCTCAACGTAAAGTTTGCTGAATGGCGTAGCCGCGATAAGCCAATCAAAGTTGAGTGGACAAACCGACCAACGCCTAGCTGGGCGGTATAAACAATGTCTACCGCATACGCAAACTACTTAAAAGAAAACCTGCCTAAGCATTTAAAGGTACGTGAAATTAGCCGACATTTTGTTGAGCTGCTTACTGAGGTGCCGCTGACAGCGGCCGATGCAGACTATTTGGTAGATATTGGCCTCGGCTTTTGCAGCTGCCATTGGGACGCAATACCTTACGCAGGCCGTTGGAACCCAGGCGCCCAGCAACTAGGTCACATTATTTGCCGACGAGAGCATACAGGTAAATAACTGTTTACGCGCAGCTAAGTACTGCGCTACAATTAAGCTTCTAACTTACTAAAGGTGTCAGCATGAGAAAACTACTTTGTAAACTTGGGTGGCATAGCTGGGGTACGGCTATGCAACCAGTCTACTGCTCGCCAACAGCTGAAAGACTAGCCATACCAAGCAAAGAGGCTGAGCGTACTTGTATGTGCTGCGCAGAAACTCAACGCCGTGACGAACACTGCCTAGGGCTCAACCCTCCCGCCTACAGCTACACTTGGTATTCAGTAAGGAAATAATTCATGAAAGTCTACGCAATCCGTCACACTCCAACCGGCCTGTTTATGCCTGTGCCCACAGGTAAGAACGGTAGTGGCTCATCCTACTGGGAGCCAGTTGATGGTCACTACTCTCAAATCAATAAAACACCGGTTGACGGTGTAATTGTTTATGGTACGCCGCTACCACGCCTGTTTACGTACCGTCGATCGGCAAGTTCAGCCTTAACGCAATGGTTACGTGGTCGGCATGTTCCAATAACCAGCGGTTGTTCTCCATGCGTGGCTAATGGCTTTACTTACGACGATGAGTTAATCCGGGTAGATATTGTGCCAGTGCCTGAGCGCAAAGCTGACGACATGGAAATTGTTGCGTTTGAACTTGTGGAGGTAGGCAAATGAACCGTGAACAATATTTGTTGCTTAAGCTGATTGAAGAACTGGGCGAAGCTGCTAAGAACGCAGCTAAGGCCATGCAGTTTGGTGGTGAAGATAAAGAACCCGGCCAAGGTCTTACCAACTTTGATCGACTCTACCTTGAGCTAGACGATGTACGCGCTTCAATAGCTATGCTCCATATGGAGTCGGGTAGTAAGTTTAACTACAGTCCAAACGCAACCAACATTGAACACAAGATCACCAAAGTTGAGCATTACTATGGTGTCAGCCAAGAACTGGGAAAGGTGAAGTAATGGCCATTGCAAAAGTAGCTGAACCCGAAGTAATCGTGCTTACGCTTAGCTTGTCTGCTGCTGAAGCTAAAGAGCTCAAGGCTGTAACACAAAACCAATTTACTGCGACTGACGAGTCAGTAGAGCTTCGGGAAGTTCGCCATGCGATTTGGCACGCACTTAACCTAGCAGGAGTATAACATGAACGGACGTGAAGTAATGATTGCGTACTACGCGGCTCTTTGCGCACAAGTTTGTAGCCTTGAAGCAAGGTATGACGCTTGTGTTACATACGCGCTTAACGTAGCCCTGCAAATCGAAGCCAGCATTACGCTCAAGCAAATCGATGCGCTCAAAGCTGAAATTGAAATTTCTAAAATGCACCTGGAGAAACATCAATGACTAAGCCAACCGGCGGTCCAGCCTTTCCTAGACCAAAAAGCCCCAAAGGCGAATACACTGACTCTGAAGTTCCTGGCGCTCAAACTGGAATGACATTGCGCGACTACTTTGCAGCCAAAGCGCTGCCGGGACTTATGGGCAGGTCTTGGTCGCCTCTTACTGGCGATGAACTTGTTAGCCAGTGGGCAATCTCCGCTTATGCGCTTGCTGACGCCATGCTTACGGAGCGTGCAAAATGACCGAACAAGTAATGGGCCGTATACACCACACGGAAAGTGGAGTGGTCTGCGCGCTTAACAGCGTTGGCCGACAACTGCCAGACGATACCAAACTTTACGCGCACCCGGCCGAACACGAAGAAACTGACGCTGAGTCTCGCACAGCTTGGATTGCAGTTGTGCTGCAGAAATACCCCAACGCCAAGATTGAGGTTTTGGCAACTGTTGCAAACGCCAGCAACAATGCTATTGGTATTGGTAGCTGGACACCACACGCTTGGTACGTAAAATGACCAGAGAAGAATTTGAGGCGCCATACATGGATAAGAACGGCCCTTATGGAAAACACGGCTATTTACTTTTAGAAGTAATCGACGCACAATGGCGAGCAATAGGAAAAGTGCGCGGTAAAGACGGCGACTACGTAGACCCTGAAACTCAACTAGCTTGGGAAGAGGCACAAAAGCAATGACCACAAACAAATTTGTAGTTATCGAAAGCGCTGGTAAGCCAATCAAGGCATGGATACGCGGCGTGCAAGTTGAAGACGCAGCTGAACAGCAACTACGCAACTTAGCAAGTCTGCCCTTTATCCACTCACACATTGCCGTTATGCCAGACGTCCACTACGGAATGGGCGCCACTGTGGGTAGTGTGATCGCAACCAAAGGCGCAATTATTCCAGCGGCTGTTGGCGTGGACATTGGCTGCGGAATGTCAGCTCAACGCACATCATTGATGGCAAGCGATTTACCTGACAACTTGCTTGGCTTACGCACGGAGATTGAAAAGCGCATTCCGCACGGCCGAACCAACAACGGTATGCCGGGAGACCGCGGCGCCTGGGATGTATGCTCGCCAGGTACAACAGTTGGTTTGCACGTTGGTGAAGTAGACAAACTACTACATCAACTTCAACAAATTGTAGCCAAGCATCCAAAGCTTGATAAGCCAGCGCGTCGAGCTTTGACTCACGCTGGTACACTTGGCACAGGCAACCACTTTGTAGAGGTTTGCCTAGACGAGACCGATCGGGTCTGGATTATGCTGCATTCCGGCTCACGCGGTATCGGTAACGCAATTGGTAGTTACTTTATTGAAAAAGCCAAGGAGGATATGAAGCGCTGGTTTATCAACTTGCCAGACAAAGACCTTGCCTACTTCCCACAGGGCTCGGAGCTATTCCGCGATTACTGCGAAGCGGTAGAATGGGCGCAGAACTTTGCGCGGCTCAACCGTGACTTGATGATGTCGGCTGCAGTAGCCGCTTTGCGACAAGCTGTACCAAAACCGTTTACGCTGGATGAGACAGCAGTCAACTGCCACCACAACTACGTTAGCTGGGAAAACCACTTCAACGAAAATGTGATGGTGACCCGCAAAGGCGCTGTTCGTGCGCGTGAAGGCGAGCTAGGCATTATTCCAGGCAGCATGGGTGCACGGTCGTTTATTGTACGCGGCAAAGGAAACAAAGACTCGTTCTGCTCCTGCTCTCATGGAGCTGGTCGAGCAATGAGTCGAACCGAAGCACGACGCCGGTTTACGTTGGAAGACCACATTGCGGCCACTGTGGGTGTAGAATGCCGCAAAGATGAGGAGGTTATTGATGAAACACCAGCCGCTTATAAGGATATTGAGGCCGTGATGGCTGCTCAGTCCGATCTTGTTGAGATTGTCCGTACACTACGGCAAGTTGTTTGTGTTAAGGGGTAGTCGGTAGAAGTAACAAAGCCCTCTTAATTGAGGGCTTATTTGTTTAGGATATTGTCAACAGCCGCTTGATACGAACAATTGATTGTGCGTGCTTGTCAGCTTTGGCATAATAGACACATCAAGACGAACAACGGAGCAATACGAGATGAGCAAAGTACGGCCGAGCAACATACAGATGATTTATGCAATAGGCCCTACTGGGCAGATACGCGCAGTAGTACCCCCGGCAGTTGATGGTTGCCTTCCTTGTGACGGAAGAGCTCTTCGAAAGGAAGATTGGCCAGCGTTGTACACGGCTGTTGGCGATGTGTTTTCTGAAAAACTAATAACCGTCCCAATTGCGCAAAAGTGGTGGCAACGCTTGTTCCGCCTCAAGGTTAAAACCAAGATAGTGCCAAACCCTGCCTACAACGAAAGCGAATTTAGACTGCCTGATCTTAGAGGGCGGTATTTCGTCAGTGGCAAAAGGATTAGCTAAAACCACGCCAACCTCAAGCCCCTTAATTGGGGCTTTGTCAGTATAACCAAATGGAGAATCGCCTTGAGCCAACTTGCCAAAGACATTATTGAAGCAATGCAGCGCGTAGCTATTGAAAAGCAACGGCCTTGCATTGTCAGCCTTGAAGGCTACGAGTTCCGCTGCACGCCTAAGCGCGTTGGCCCGCCTGAAACCTTCTTTTTGGTCAATGGCTGTTACTTTGCGGAAGGCGATGTCAAACGCTTTGTGACTACTTTTGCTAAGTCAAAGCCAATTGCGGCTACTGCTGTTCTGAACGCTTTAAAAGCTGTAGAAAGCTGAGGCTTCCAGAAGGCTATGGCCGCCAATAAGCTCCGTGGCTCAGTTTTGCTTTGTAGGCCTAGTAAAATGTATAGGACACGGTCCGGATGCCTCTACGGAGGCCAGGGACGTGTAGCGTTAAACTTTCAAAGGCCATTTCAGGCCATTAATTTATAGGTGATTGTGTGGAAAAAATTACTGTAACACCAAATGTTGTGCGTCTTGACGTCAAGCAAGCCGATGTAGAAGTTGAGGGTCTTATTGGCTACGCAGTACATTTTGAACTTTCTACCGGCCAGTCGTTTACGCTATCGACTGTAGCTATGCAAAATATCTTAGCAATAAGCGAACGTAGCAGTTCAAGCGTGCTGGTGCAAGTAAGTCCGCGCGATCCTCGCCTAGTCGGTATTGGCGTTGTCTATGCTGACCAGTATCCGCTGGAGGGAGCAAAATGAAATACATTGTGACCAAAGATGAGAACGGTAAAGAAGAAATCTTTATCTTTTCCAAAGCAATTAATCACGATTGCTTTGCTGAAGCCATTAGCCGAATTCGTGACCAATCTACCGGCCGGTGGCGTCGAATTGATCGCGAGCCAATTGCAGCTGGCTTTACTGACGGCAAGCAATGCCTCGGCCGTAGCGAGACACTAAATCTTAATTCGCGTGGTCGTCTTGACGAAATGCTTATTGACGGTAATGGCTAATGGCTGACTTACTTAGCAAAGCAGAGTTTGACAATCTTCCACATCCGCTGTACCTTCGATGCTTTGGCAGTGAGCAATGGTGGCCTGCCGAAAGTATTTGTGTGCAGACAGGGCTCACGCGCATAGACGTTTGTGGTAAACTAGATCGTATTGAGTTCGGCAGCGTTGCTCAGGTACGCGACGCTGACGGAAACTTGTTTGAGCCGGAAGACTTTTATTTGGAGGATTGATGGGAACAGCTAGCGCAGAACGTCGGCTTGAAAAAGACCGAGCAAAAGCGTTGCGTGCACTTAAGCTTTGGGAGCGTGGTCACGATTTGCTTTCAATCTCACAAATGGCCGGAATTCCGGTCGGTAGCGTCACCAAGCGTATTGACCTTGGTCGACGACTGCGTGAAGCAGGTATTAAATAAATGGATCCTCTACTGAAAGAATTTGCTCAAGCAATTGTTGACAAGCAAGAAGACAACGAATGGGCTTGCTGTCAGTTTTGCGGTGAGCGTCATTACCACATTATTTTAGACGCTGAAGGCAATGATCTGCCATTTGACAAATGGGTAGAAAAATGCGATCACCTTCCCGGCTGCGTTGTGCTGAAAGCTGAGCTACTATTGGCTACTGAGCTTTTGCTGGAAAATAAAAATGTATAAAGTCTGCGAGTACTGCGCCACAATTGTACAAGTGGCTTGCTTGATTTGCCCGGTTTGCAAAGCACCTAACCAGTCACAGTTTAAATACGTTCCAATTCCTTTACATTGAGACTAACTAAATGACGATCAAATATAACGTGTCCGGTGCCAAAGCACGCAACGGTAAAGAAATTGCACCAATGTCCTTTGGCGATCGGGCTGAAGCTGAACGCTTTGCTAAATATCATGAAGGCTTGAGCGTTCCACAAAACCTTCGCAGGCGCCCTGGGACTGTACAGGCGTTTAGCAACGATCGTAAAGACTTTGAGCCCACAGCTAAGCAAACTGAAGCGGCTGAAAAGTTCTTTGCCCGATCAGCCGAAAGCTTGGCATTGCACCACCAAGAAATAGGCCGACTTACGCGCGTTCAAGATATTGTCAACATAACTGCACAACCGCTTGACAATGAGTCCGACGCAGACAAATACGCTGCGTGTGAAGACGCGGTTAAAATGAACGACAATATGCGCAAGTACGGAACAATTGATATCCCGCAATCTGCCACTGTGGGTAATCCTAACGCTGATCTTGAGACAGCGTATGAGATGGGTTTTCTTGCAGCCACTCAGCGCTTTACTCCGTTTACTTCAGTAGATTATACTGAATCGCAAGACTACGCCGACCAACGTCGGTCTGACCTTAAAGAACTTGTAAGCTACGATCGTAGCATTTAACCGGAGAAAGCAAATTGATTATCACACAAACAGAAACACTTGTAGCGCTTGTAACCCAACTTGGCTTGTCGTCGACTGTGCCAATCGACCGGAACCTGTACGCCACCGGGCCAATGATCCTTGGTAGTTCAACCTACCTTGAACCTGGCGATTACTTTCGTTACAGCGGTCTAAAATCAATTACGCTTAAGCGCACAACAGCTACAGCAGGTCCGCTAAAGCTGGCAGTGTTTCGACATTTCCAAGGCGAGCGCATTGAGGTCTTTACAACAATTTTGCCAGCCGATCGCCTTGAGCAGCTAACTCTCAACGACGCTCAAAGCCTTTTTGAAGTTGTTGTCCCTCAGTCTACGGACATTTGGGAGCTGTATGTGACAGCAGATAATACAGGCGCCGAAGCGTGGCCTGTAGGAGCTGCTGTACAGCTGATCCTCACGCCATAAAATAAAGTTGTACAGCGCCGCGGAAACGCGGCATACTTATATCTAATCATAATCAAGACGGAGCAAGAAAATGAAATATTCGTTTAACGATTTTCTGACAAGCGACGCTTGCTGCGTCTTGACCTTTGTTGTGCTGGTTATCAGCGCTTTCAACTTGGTTGCTCATTGCTTTTGAGGCGTGTATGAACATTGAAGAAGAGCGTAAAGCTTTTGAGATTGATCAAGTAAAGCGCCACCCGAGTTGTGATTTGCGGCGTTGGGCTGAAGCTTACCGAAGTAACATTGTTGAAGCTGCCTTTCAGTCATGGCTTGCTGCCAAAGAGCACGCTGCTGAAATGGCCAAGCCAACAGCAACAGTAAAACAAAGTATTCAGACTGGTTGGTGGGTTTATTACGACGTCTACCAACGTGGCGAGTTTAAAAGTAAAGAAGCCGCCGAAAAGTGGCTCAACGATCGCGGCTATCGGGTGATTGAATGAAAATTCGCATAATGCATACAGGTAGCTGCTTAGCTGTAGGCGGCGGAACTGAGGACGACGCTTGTCAGTGTGGCCAACACGCGTTTATTGAACGTTTACGCACATTGCGTCTTTGGCATTGGAAGCTTGGCCTCAAGCATCGTCAAGGCCAGTACGATCTTGAAGCACTGCAAGTTGAGCGTAAAAAGTCTAGCAGTTTGAAAGACTGTATCAAAACGTATAGCGATGCAGCCAACGTTCACTTTACCGCTGTGCAGACACTTAACGAATTTTTCCCGATCGGCGACACAGCAGAGCGAGACGCTGAAAATGCCAAACAAAATAATTAGCGGTGGCCGAGCTGCTGCAAATGGAACAACCCGCATTTATATTGGGCGCGGAAGTCATTACGGCAATCCTTTTCACATTAATCAGCATGGTACGCGTGAGCAAGTGATTGAGCTTTACAAAAGTTACTTTTACGCAAATCCTGTTTTGATGAACCTTGCTAAATGCTATTTGAAAGACAAAACATTAGTGTGCCATTGTAAGCCACTTGCTTGCCACGGCGACGTAATTGCTGAATACCTTAAACAATTTGACAATGAGTGGTTTGGACAATGAACCTTACAAGCGTTGACTACAAAGCTTTTTGGCAAGGTCGCCCGCAGCTGAAGCCTATTGGCTACATCGGCGTTGTCGGAAACAAGTTTGACCAAACAGCTGCACTTGCCATTGCACGTATCGACAAAGTACGCGCGCAAACACGCTTGGAGACTAAATAAATGACAACTATTGTGAGTTGGCTTACTGCGCCGTACGGCGCCACTGCTTACCAGCCGTCTGGGCCTGAACAGTATGAGGGCTGGTATAAAAAGGATGCAAATGGCGAAGTAGAATGGTGGCAAATTGGTCATCAAGGCAAGGAACAATGGACTTGGATGGGCGGCCGAAGAGACTATCCGTATGGTGCTATACTCCGGCCTGCTGAAACGGTTACAGTTAAAATTGAACCCGGCAACGGTGCGCTTGGTACTGTGGTTGTTGACTGGAGCAAAGCGCCAGAAGGCACAATGGGCTTTCATCCGCAAGCAAACGGTTATGTTGACCATTGGGTAAAATGGGCTGAAAACGGCGATAACTGGTTTTGCACTAGAGGCTTTGAGGCAGGCGGTTGGGTTAAGTATGAAGTAAACCTTAATAGTATGTCGCCACGCTATCGTTCAACAATAGTTGTACGGCCCGTTGAAATGCCGCATACCTTTGATAATAAAATGTTGGACGCATGGATGGAATACGCCAATAACTTTCGACAAACTATTGGCGTTCAGTCCGCGCAAGAAGCAAAGCTACGCGGTGAAATTTCTTTAGAGTTATTTGCAGCCGGGTTTGAGGCCGGTGTAAAGGCTAGTCAAACATGAAAGAGCTTATTGGAATACTTAACAATCCGCTTGCTCCAGCGCAAACAGCTGACGAGCAGTATGATGTTATGCTTGACTTAGCCGGCAAGGGTTATACACTTCTTATTGTAGGGCGCAACATAGACCCAAACGACGAATTGCTACAAAAACTTGAGCTCAGCGGGATGTTTAAAGCACAGTTTGAGCTTCGACCATTTGACCGAGTAAAATACAGCCGGGTCAAAGGCTCGTTTCTTTCCGGCGCGCAAGGTCAAGGTCCACGCGATAAATGGGGTAAAGCTAAATGAGCAATAAACAGCTTATACAAGCGTATCAGGATATAGTTATTTTGTACGCATTGCAACTTATGTGCAGTGCGTCTTGGAATTGGAAAATGCTTAATAAATACGCGTATATTCAGCGTGCACCGTTAGCGCCAAACTCGCAGGAATTGTTGCGCACGATCGCGCGATTAATGGTGGACAAAGCCGCGGCTTGCCGTCGCACTACGGAGATAACGGCCACTGTGGGTAAATAGGTTTACGTCTTTTATTTATTAGCGTATAATTGCTTTAGCTTCTATGGTGCTGAATCGTCCTACGTTCCCAATGTCGTTGTAGGCAGCACCACCCAATTAAAGGAATTGATATGACTCGTGCAGAGGAATTGCTTGTAGGAAACCAACTGGCAGGCCGCGTGCGCAAAGCTGCACAAAAAGTTTGTGCTGGCATGTCGCGTGATCACGTTCGCAATAAAGACGTTTACATGTTTACAGATGGCAGTCGTATTGTAGTTTGTAAAAACAAAGTAATGCTTGAGTTTACTTCTAAGTCCGGAATTTAATTAATGAAAGTGATTGACCCACAGCTGGCTAAGCTGTACATTCGTCTTGAGCGAGCGCTTAGTTGGAAAGCTATTTACTCACCAAACAGAGCAAGCGAAGACCCGGCTAACTACGGCTTTGGTCGGAAATTGCTGACTCGTTACAGACTGACATTAACCAACTAGAAGGATAATCCGATGCAATATCTTTGTGAGCATCAGACACAACCATGCAAATTTTCTTGCGTGTCAACTAGCCTTGCAATATTAGCTGGTCGACCCGTGGAAGAGTTTTATGCTCGTTTTCACCAACGTTATTGGGAAGATCGGCTTTCTATTGGTGACGCGCTACGCGAGTTAGGCATTCCGTTTAAATCTTTTGATTCTGCTGAGCGCAATAGTATTGAAGAACCCGCAATTTATCTTTGCAATGTGCCGTCGCTTAACGTAGTTGGCGGCGGGCATCAAGTTGTTATCGAGATATTAGACGACGCTGATTGGCGTGTGTATGATCCTGCTCAAGGTGTATTGGTAGACGGACAACCGCGTAAATATTATACCGCGCATATTCCAGACAATGAGTCGGAACCGTTGGCTGTGCAGATGAAAGGCGGCTACAACGTCGACGCAGCAGTTTCTCACACTGATTTGCTGGAGTGGCGTGAATGATGCTTTCAGCAATTGTTACCGTTTGCTTCGCGCTTGAAGGCAAACAGCCGCACTGTCTAATCTCAGCTTTAAGGTCCGCTAAATTTGATACAGTGACTGACTGCGAGTTAGAAATTAAAAACGCTGCGGTATTGCTTGAAGCAAATGTTAAGGAGCAAGACGCTACGCTTTTAACGTTTAGCAAAGGTGAATGTTTGGGCACAAAGCAGTTTGCTCAACGTATTAAAGACATACCGGCGTTTACTGACAGCCTTGGAGCCACCTACAGTCTACGCTTTTACTGAGAAACGGCCGCTAGTTATTAGCGGCTTTGTTTTAATTTCTTTTTGATATTACGCAAACAGTAGAGGAGTTAGTATAATGAATCCTTATATAGGCGATCGACCACTCGATCCGCCGGATGAGTATGAGTGCCCAGATTGCTTTAGCGTGTTTAGCTCTAACGCAAAGTTGCTTGAGCATACGCAACGTTGTCCGGAAAATATTGATGCAAACCTTGAAGAGGAAGAGTTAAATGACTGACAAAGTACTGAAATATGAAGAACTAGCCAGTTCGGCTCGATGCCTTGCTGGCTCAACTGGAACTGCAAATTGGAACGCTGCGAATGCGGTCTTTCAAATAACTTGTACACCCTACAAGATCATGGAAATAACCGAAGACTTCGACTGTGTAACCGCCGAGCGTGACGCCCTTCAAGCGCAGTTGGCAGCGCGTGAGTCAGAGCTTGAAGAATTTTCGGTAGAAATGACGCTTGCGATCAGCGATTCGCAAATTCGGTCGGCCATGACTGTTGTCGGTAGATCGCGGTTTCTACAGCTTTTGCAAGCGTACAACGCGCGTATCGACGCCGCACTCAAGCCAGCAGAGGCGCCAACTCATAACGCCAAGCCAACTTGTCACTGGGCTTGTACTGGTTGCGATATTTGCGGGAGCGCCGGTCATGGCAACAGCTGGTTTTAAAGCCCAACTCCCCGCCTACTGTTGGTGCCTGCTGGCACAACTGATTTGCTGAGGTGTTTTATGAGTAAGCGCAAGATAGCACCCGAACGAGTCTACGACCCCGAGGAGGGCGGCACTCACTACGTGGCGGACGGCCATAGCGGCAATGCCACGCTGTGCGGCCAAACCGATTGGCTGTGCCAGAAAGAACTGGGGCGCCCGACCGATGGGCTCGTGGACTGCACGTCGTGCCTCGCCATAGTGGCGTTCGTTGAATCACATAACTTCAAAGGGACGGCCAAGCCATGACCACCAACCAAACGATTGACGGCGTGCCGCGTGCTGACCTTGAGCTATTCCTTGTCTACGGAACCTTGACCGAAGAATCCAGAGCGGCTGGGGACCAGCTGCGCGCTCTGCTGGATGCGCCTGCTGATACGCGAAACGAGACTGTACCAAAACACAAGTTCGACACACTGGTACAGCACTGCAAGCGCCTCGACGGTGAGATCGCCCAGGCGCGTGCTCACGTCAATGAAATCACTTTGTACCAGCAGAACGCTGTGTGGTTCTGGCAACACGACGGCCAGGACTTCCTAGAAAGCCTGAGTTGCCCAATTATCATTCAGCCGCACCATCTGCGCGAGTTGCTGAAAGGCCTCAACAACAAATAACCATTATTTTCAAGGAATTACTGTGGCTAAAGATCGTGCGCTAGACATTATGATTGAGCATCAACGCGGTTTGCTTTTACGGTTTGTTCAAGGAACACCACAATGGCATGCCGTAAACAATAGTCTTGCCTCAATGACGCTTGAGTGGCGTAAAACTAACACTTTAAGGGCCGCCAAATGAACGACCAAGAATTTGATTATCTAAGTGCAGAACTAGCAATGGCACAAAGCCAAGGCGCCACCAGCTTTTTGGTAAATGCCAAAGACATGCAGGCTCTGCTCCACACCGCTCGGCTTTGGCGAGCCACTGTGGGTAAACCAAAGCTTTGCGGCTTTATGTCGAGCGACGAAATACGTAGTCTTTGTGACGGCAATTTGCCCTCTACGCGGGTTGTGCGTAAGGCAACTGACCATCGCTGTACGCCTGTTTATTTCATTGAGCTGGAAGGCGAAGACTTAAGAACAGCTGAAGAAAAAGTGCGCGCTAACCGCAAGGAAAAGCGTAAAGCTGAAGCTAAGCGACTTGCAGACAAAGGTATTGTTGTACACAAACCAAAGAATGAGTTACAATTAAGCCTTGAACTACTTGGAGAGCTTAATTGTGAAAGAGATTAAAAATGACCCAAATGGTTGGGTTGCCTACATCGATAGCGTTAAGCTGGCCGTAGGGCGCGAGCTTACTCAAAAAGAAGTAAGCGACACAATGACCAAAGGTTACATCCTTTCCAAACCGGCAGAAGACTTTGCCAAGACGCTAAAGGCAGACTAATGAAAACCTACCAGTTACCAATGACCCGCGATTACGTCCGCCATTGGGATTTGAAGAAAGCTGTTCAAGAGCTTCTTCAAAACGCCATTGACTCAAGCGCGCCCTTTGAACACGAGTTCTACGAATGTGGCGGCGGCATGACTGGGCTGGCTATTCGCTCGCGTGGCGTTGAACTACCGTCTTCGTCGCTTTTGCTGGGCTCAACTTCCAAAGCAGAAAACGATAATGCCATTGGTAGCTTTGGTGAAGGCTATAAAATTGCGTTGCTTGTATTGACACGGCTTAATAAGCACCCAGTTGTTCTAAACAATGGTGTAGAGTGGTCAACTTCTTTTGAGCAGTCAGAAGCCTTTGGCGCTGAAGTGTTGACTATTGAAGAGCACTCCGACAAAAACTCAGAAGGTGAAGGGCTTGCTTTTCACATTGAGTACTTGTCAGAAGAAGATGTGGCCGCTATTGCTAGCTCTTGCTTGCAAATGCAAAATGACAACGACATTGGCAAAATCATCAAATGCCCACAGGGCGATATCCTGCTGGACAAGCCGGGGCAGTTGTTTGTCAACGGGCTGTATGTCTGTGAAACCAAACACCGTTATGGCTACAGTATCAAGCCAGCGTTTCTCAAGCTGGAACGCGATCGTCAGACGGTCAGTAGCTTTGACCTTTCTTGGGTTACCAAGGAAATGTGGTTTTCTACCAAAGAAAACAAACTCATGGCACAAATGATTGCTGACGGTGTTCCCGACATGGAGTACGCAAACTACGGCGCGCCGGAAAAAGTTAAAGATGCGTGCGTTGAGCATTTTACTACAGTTAACCCGCCGGATACGCAGATTGCGCGGTCGCCTGAAGAAGCCCGCGACCTCAAAGCAGCTGGTGCAACCAACCCAGTTTATCAAAACCCTACCTATCATGCGTGCGTAACTGCTGCGCCAAGCTACTCTCCGCCTAAAAAAGTGGTAGATATTCATACACCAAGCGCCATTATCAAGCGCTGGTACGAAGAAAATAAAAAGTATATGCCCCGTTTGCCTCAAGTGGCGCTCAAGAAAATTATCTCTGACAGCGAGAAATGGGCCAAGAAATAAGCCTAATCTCAAGACGCACCTAGCCTGAAACTTCCGTAGCCGAGTTTCAGGCTTTTTCTTATAGGTTAGGCTAGGCTAAAATAAAGAAGCTGTACGGAGGCTGTAGGAATAAAGGACAAGAGCTGAAGTTAGCCCATATAGCTGGAAATAGTAGCACAACCGCTTAATATGCTTTATTTGTATAAATAAGCAGCGGCGTACAGCGTATAATCATCAAACACTAATTAAATGAGTAAACCGCCGTGAATCTTCTTGCTTACTGCGCGAGCGTTAAAAATCCGCCAAAAGGCTACGGGTCTATTGAAGCGGGCTTAACGGTTATGGCCTATCGTTCAGAACGGCTAAAATACTGGGCCAAAGAAATTGGCGAAGGTCTGTATACTGATGAAGTATTCACCCGCGCGTCGCGTGACGTTATTGCAAAATATGGTGAGCCATTTTGAAAGTTTATTTGGACGAATGGGACAAAGATATTGGCCGATGCCTAGAAAAGGCAAGCCGCATGTCTGTGCTCTACAACAGCAAATGCCACCTGGCCAGTTTGCCCTCAAGTCGTTGGCGTCGCCCAGCACTGTGGGTATTTGTAGACGGCTTAGTTCCGCCGGGCTATACAGTTGTGGAAACAGTGCATCCACCTTGCATTACTTTACGGAGCAGCAATGTATGACAGTTAAAAAAGGTTTTGTGATCATGACGGTAGCAGGTGAGTTTGTTAACTGCTACAACGTAAGCAAGCATGTCGGTTACGAAAAATGCTACGGTACTTGCGGGCTTAATCAAGCTTCTGTATTCGACATGCGTGAGCTTAACGCGGCAGTCACTACTGAAGGTAAGCTGTCAACGCTCAAAGTTGACGACGTAGTTCAATCAGTAGTAATGGTCGAAGCTTACACCACACGCAAAGTTGCGCTTGGCTTGCCACCGGCGGAGGAAGAGTAAATGAAAGATAATATCAACACAGTTTTAGCCCTTTTTGGCGGCGCAATGGCTGTTTACATACTAGCCGTGTTAATAGCAATTTTTGCGAGTAGCTACAGCAAGTGTCAAGCGGCTGAGCGCACTCAAGCTCGGCCGACCTACGATTACGGCAAATCTCGGTCGTTTGATCAACAAAATTCCGGTAATGCGCACTATCAAGAAAGTCGGCCGGCTAATGGTTATCGCTCAACAATTGAGCGTACGCAAAATAGCCGTAGCGTAGAAAGCCAACGCGCGCAACAAAAACAGTTGAATTACGAAAACCGTAATTCCTACCAAAAACAAAAGTAACTGGAGCAATAAAAATGGAAGAGATTCTTACTCCCGTGATTAACGCGCTTAGCGCAACGCCAAGTCTTGCTGTTTGGGCTCTTGTTGTGGTATATGCCTACAAAGCTATTGTTGTTGGCAGTATTTATGGTGTTATCCGCTTCTGCGTGACTCAACTGCGTGTAGTTATGACCACACCAAAGCACACGCTTGAAAAAGTTGAGATCGAGGCAAAACTCAGAAGCTTAACCATACCCGGTTGTCACGAAGACTTAATAGCACAAATTGATCGTTTGTCCGGCGTTCATACTGGCGTGTCGACAGATAAAGCTTATATGAATAAATATATCCATGCGCAAGACGTTAGATGGCTACGCGAAGCAATCGACGCAAAACTTGAAAAGGACGCAAACAAATGAAGTGGGTAGACCATTTATGCGTTATAATGCTTGCTGGATTCTTAATGTTTGCGCTTGATGACGCACGAGCAATTAAAAATGAACTGCAAGCGCTCAAAGCATCTTGCCCAGCCACTCAAGGAATTACAAAATGAGCTGGGGTGCGTACGGTGATATGAAGCTTCGCGAAAAGAAACAGCGTGAAGCCTTTTTACTCAACGCCAAAGACGGCGACAAAGACTGGGATACGGAATGCGAATGCTGTGAGGCTAAGCCCACAGTGCATCCAACAGGCTTATGCGGTCCTTGCTGTTTCGGTGAAGCTGAAACAATTAACGGAAATTGGTAGGAGTAATAAAATGGTAAAGGCACCAGCGTACGGCACGCCTGAGCGAGCTGAGTGGGATAAGCGGTCAACTGCGTCTTATAAGGTTCAGGACTGGGCAAAGCAACAACTTGTGGAAATGATTGAAATGGACGATCGTCAAGATCGTCTTAAGCACTTCCATGACGTGCATAACTTCTTTTTGAATTTGCGCAATACAATCATTGAAGTGCACGAAGGCTGTCACGTTCATTTTTGTACTGAATGTGGTAAGCCAGAAAAAGCTTGCTATATGGAACCAACAAGCACTAAACTTAAAAAGAACGGCTTGTGTGTTCATTGCAACTTTTGGGCAGAACACCGGGCGACTTACAACGCTCAGCACCGCAAAGGCGCAATGCTGGTAGTAAACGGTGATGGTCGGCAAGACTGCGGCAGTCAGCCAGAAGGCCCGGGCTCCAACAAATCTTTCCTAGGTTTTGGCGGCCACCGGTGGTATATCTATCAGCTGACTACGAGTAAGCTTTGGTCAACCAATAATCTTTGGTCGTTTGGCGATATTCCAAAGCGCTTCAAGTCGGGCATGCCTGACAACGCTGTACTCCTTACTAAAGAACAATATGAGTTGGCTGTAGCAGGCCGGGGGGAGCAATAAAATGGCAACAGTAATTCGAATTATCAAGTACGAAGGCGATGAAGCAGCCGTACGTAAAGCTATTCAGTTGTCCAAGCCACTAGGCGTTACTGATTGCGGCAAAGGCGATGGTGGTCATTGGAAAATGACAATTGCCGAGCACTATAACGACCTACCCAAACTTGTTGAGCTGACCAAAGAAGAAATTGAACAATCAATGGCGCATGAGCGGCTGACCAAGCTTCTCGGCTACATGTCGTCCAACGTCAAAGAAGGCGGCTGGGAGAAAGTTGAAGACGCTGGTGGTATTGCTGGCTGGGTCGGTATTGACGAGGCGTTAAAGTTTATCGATGCTTTGCCAGTCTGTAACGCCGGCTTGATGGAGAAAGCCAAATGAAAGAGCAATCACCACTTCAAAAAGTTTGTATGCAGTACGGCAAAGACTGCTTTGCCATGGGCAATACTTGGACGCTAATCCGGTTCCTCAAAGCAAACGACCAGCATGTTACGGCCCTGCAAGTTGAAGCTGCTTTGAGCCGTGCCAAGTCTATTGCCCGTGCCAATTACTTTGCTCGGCGTAAAGAGCTTCAGCCGGATTGGAAAGATTGGAAAGAGCAAATGGATGAAGCAATGGCAGAAGTCCAGCCCTGGTCAATCGCCTGACACTGTGGGTAACCCTATAAAGGTTTAGCATTGGCTTTACAAAGTCTTGCTAAACCTTTCTCATTTACAAGTCAATCGATTTGCGCTAGACTGCCCGTAATCCCTGCTTATTACTGGCCTGACAAGAATGTCCGACTTAACCCCATCTGACGACAAACACCAGAAGCGCCAAGAAATTCTTGATGAGCTCTGGGCGCTTGTTGCTGACCCCGAGCACCCTGGGAGTGTAGTAGTAGCAGCCCTTGACAAGATAGCCAAGATCGAAAACGCGTATGCGCCAATCAAAATTGAGTCTAAAAGGAAATTTGCTAACCTAGCTGACTTTTACGCTAAAGTGGTTGTACCCGCACATGATTTTGCTGCGGATATTAAGTCAGAAGCTGCAGCGTCAACAGTACCCGCTACTACCTCTACGCAGGTTGTTGACAATGAGCCAGACGAGTTGGACGACAACGAAAACGACCCGGACGACTTTTTCCCATGATTCAAATGAACCCCGCGCTTCAAGACGTTTGGTTTACACCTGCACGATTTAAATTTGTTTATGGTGGTCGCGCGTCTAGTAAGTCGTATGACTTTGCTTCTGCAATTAGCGTTCTAGGCAGTGAGCTTAAGCTGACTGTTGTAGTGGCTCGGCAGTTTCAGAATTCTATTGCGCAGAGCTGTAAGTCACTTATTGAAAACCGCCTTGAACAAATGGGGCTAAGTGAACAGTACGACTTTCAGCAGACCACAACCCTGGACCTGGAAACTGGCACGCAGTATTTGTACTACGGTATTGCCCGTAACCTGCAAGAAATTAAATCGCTTAACGGCGTCAACATCCTCATTATTGAGGAGGCTGGCAAGCTGACAAAAGAACAGTGGCAAACCATTGAACCAACTATTCGTGAGGATTTTTCTGAAATTTGGGTTATCTGGAACCCTGACTTAGCTACTGACTTTATGTGGTCGATGGTGTTAAACCCACCAGCCAACTCAATAGTTCGTAAGATTAACTACGACCAAAACCCGTTCTTGTCTAATACAATGATTGCGTCTATCAAAGATGCCAAGAAGCGGTTGCCACCGGAAGAGTTTGACCATATCTATAAAGGCGTTCCACGTACTGACGACCAGCTTAGCTTTATCAAACCGTCCTGGCTTCGGGCATGTGTCGATGCGCACATTAAGCTGAATAGGCCGGGAATAGCTCAAGGCGAAAGGCGCCTAGGCTTTGACATTGCGGATGCTGGTGAAGATACCTCAGCGCTAGCTGACGCTAGCGGAAACTTTTTAAGGTCGATCGAAGAATGGGCGTCTACCGAGGACCAGCTTCTTCAGTCTGTACAGTACGCGTATCATAAAGCAGTAGAGGCAAATGCAGTTCTCGTTCCAGACGTAATCGGCATTGGCGCGTCGGCTATACCAAAAATCAACGAGATGAACGAAGTACGGGAAGCTAAGGGTTTACCCACAGTGGAGCATGAGAAGTTTCATGCTGGCGAGTCAGCTTCCGAATATCTCTATGTTGACGAGACCAACTGCGATGAGTACTTCACCAACAAGAAAGCAGAAGCCTGGGGCACGCTAAGCGACAGGGCGCGAAACACTTTTGTGTTGCTGTCAGCCATCGAGCGCAACCTTCCGCCGGAAGACATGCCGGTCTTTGAGGACGAAGAGCTACTGTCTATCAGTAGCGAAATTGAATGCCTTGAAAAGCTTTTTATGGAGCTGTCGGCTCCACGCAAAATCATTGATCTTGCTGGCAAAGTGATGTGTGAGAAAAAGGCAGACCTAAAAAAGCGCAATGTGCCATCGCCTAACTTGGCAGACGCGGCAGTCATTGCGCTGTACCGTAACAACGGAGCTGTTGGCTTCTTTGGTTAACGTTTGGTTCGAACGTCTGGAAGGCTGAGACTCACACCCTCCACCTGTGGGCAATCGTGAGTCCAGCCGCCCTCTTCGCGGAGGCGTGGCTTTCCTTTATCAAGACCCCAGTGCAAACCACCTTTTTGGCAGTAGCTGCACACAATATGCGTTGGAGTGGCTTTTGGCTCTTCTACTTTCACCGGCGGAATATAAGTTGCTTTACAGTTTATGTGGCGTAGCCGAGTTCGTCCGTCCATTTGAGTTTGCCAAATAAAGGCTTGCCCCTCTATCATACGCTCAATCATGTCGTCAGCAATATCACCCATTATAGGTCTCCTTAATAAATTCTCGCGCTCAATATTGTGGCGCATTTGTAGTTCATAAATTCTATCGTCTTCGTCTTTATCTCCGCTAGACTCGTCTGTATACTTCATAAATTTCTCCTACGACAAAAGGGCTTGCGCCCTTTTGTTTGCTTTGTGGTTGATTACTCGCCGCTAGCAGCCAGCAGCTCAGCTTCACGTGCAGTTGTAATGGCGTCAATTGTGGCGTCAAAATTGTAGTTTACACCATACAATTTGGCGATCAACGCAAGTACTTTGGCCTCGTTGGTTTTCTTTTCAGCAGTGTTGCCAAAACCGCGAGTGGCTACAACGCCACGATCTTTCCGCCAGTAGCAGAGGTAGCTACTTACAACGCCCTTGGAAGTTTCCGGCGAAGCAGCATGAGCAGCTGCCTTAAGGTCTTCACCGGCTTCTTGAGCGGCGTCAAAAGCTGCGTAGAGGATATCGCGTTTGCTGCCGCCTTCTTTTTTCTCACGCTTTTGCGGAGGAGTAGGCAGTTGTACGGTCGGCTCGTGAACAACAAGACCACCAGTCTCGTTAAGCTCCGGCTCAGGAGTAACAGCTTCAAGCTTCAGCTCTTGCAGCAGCTCTTTGAGCTCAGGAACTTTCATTGCGTTGCAGCTTTCTTGGCCGTAACCTGCGTTAAAAGCAATAATTTGGTTGATCAGCTTTTGTTTGGCGGTAGGAGCTTTGCTTTTTTCAGTAGTCATGGTAAGCCTCGTTATTTAGCTAGTCAGGTTCAACACGCTTGTTGCTTGTTGATGTGTCTATTATGCTCAGTAGGACGCTCTACTGGAAATACCATTATGGAATAAGGATTATGCTAATTAGCTATTTCCGTATCTTTACGTACTGTAGCAGTCGCATACGCCTGCATAATAAGAAGTAGAGCCCCTTAATATTTACTAAAAGGACAAGCCGAGTTAAAATCGGCTGAATTGCACTCAAGGCCTATTAACGATGAAGTTTCTGAACTTGTTTACCAGAAAAGCAAAGCCTACAGCTGTTGCTTTGCCCACTGACAAGCAAGAGCAAGGTGTTCTTGATCTTTCTGCTAAAGCAGGTTTTGGTGAAGAAGCTCCCACCCTTGGAACGGAATTACAAAGTGTGTTGGCTCGTTCTATTCAGCGAACAATTACTGACATTCCTACAGTGGATGCGAGTCTTGTTTTTACCGGTGATGCTGCAACAGCTGAAGTTATAAAAAAGACTAAGGTTGGCGATGCCTTTTCTGGAACGCAGGATTTGTCTGTAGGTTCTATTTCTCCGGCGCTAACTGGTTGGTACGCTTCGCAAGGTTTTATTGGCCATCAGCTTTGCGCGATTATAGCGCAGCATTGGCTTGTTGGCAAAGCATGTGCAATGCCAGCAGAAGACGCCCTGCGTAACGGCTGGACCACCGACTTTAAAGGCGTTGAAGACGCCAATCAAGTTGAAGAGCTTACTGAAAAGCTAAGCAAGCTGGACTCAAAATTTCGACTCGATGCTGTGCTGCTTGAGGCCGCAAAATTTACTAACGTATTTGGCATTCGCATTTTGATTCCGCTGGTCGATTCAACCGACCCAGAATACTACAAGAAAAAGTTTAACGCTGACGGCATAACGCCTGACTCTTTCCGTGGCTGGACGCAAATTGACCCACAGTGGATCTTTCCGCTGTTGGACTCAGTTGGTGCGTCTGACCCTAGCAGTCCTGAGTTTTACGAGCCTACATTCTGGGTAGCAGGCGGTGTAACTTATCACCGCTCCCATTTGGTTATTTTCAAGACTGAAGAGCCTGCGGATATACTTAAGCCGAGTTACTTATTTTCTGGCATACCGCTTACCCAGCGGATTGCCGAACGAGTCTATGCGGCTGAGCGAACTGCCAACGAAGCTCCGCTGCTAGCAATGTCCAAACGGACAACAGTTCTTAAGGTTGACTTGGCCAAAGCCAAGATGAAGCTCTCGGCTTTTCTTGGACGCATCCAGCAGTGGGTTAGCTACCGTGATAACTACCAAGTAAAGGTTATTGGTAACTCAGAGGACATGACGCAAACCGATACGTCGCTTGCTGACTTAGACGTTGTTATTATGACGCAGTATCAGCTTGTTGCGGCTATTGCGCGCGTTCCAGCCACTAAACTTTTGGGCACTTCGCCAAAAGGCTTTAACGCCACTGGCGAGCATGAAATGAAGTCGTACCACGAATACCTTGAATCTATTCAAGCCACCTGGTTCGATCGGTTTCTTGAGCGCCATTATTTGTTGGTGTCGCTGTCCTGCCTGGATGGTATTGAGGTTACACATACCTGGGAGCCTGTTGACTCGGTTGGTGCAGAAGTTGCCGCTAACATCCAGAAGACCAAAGCCGAAACCGCTGCTATATATCTTGACCAAGGCGTTATTTCGCCGGACGAAGACCGCAGTCGCCTCCGCATGGATAAAGAGTCTGACTACAACCTGCCGGAGGATGTTGATGCACCCGGTGTTCCGGAAGAGCCAGCGCCTGGAGCAGAGCAGCCTGGCGCAGAACCCACTGTGGGCGATGTAGAAGAATTACAGCCGGGCGAAACTATTTTGGACGACATTGTACTTGCTACTGCGCTGGTAGTTGCTGAGCCTGCGGTAGAAGTAGGGTCAAGCGTTTCTGCTGAAAAAGTGGCTGAAACCTTAGCACAACTTGCTAGCGCTCTTGGCAAGGTTCAGCTTAAACCGCAGACCACAGTTGTTGCTGGGATAACTCCAACAGTTAAAAGTATTGAGCCTTCCGTAGTACCCGTTCCACCAGCTAAGTTTGCGCGTAAAGAAGCACCAGCCGAATAATTTTAAGGTTCCGTTCCTCTACTGTTTCGTGGGGTTACAGTAGGGCGAGCGGAACCACCCTTTAAGAGTTTTCAATGGCCAAGCCTTTCCAAGCTAGAAAAACTCGAGAGCGAGCTAAAAAACCAACGGTTAAGATTGGTAAAGCTCTTATTCCCTCACTAGCGCTAGAACTTGAATACTGCCGCGAAATTTATAACGCAGTATATGAGGCCGTTGTAGGTGAAGTTTTACCCTTCAAGCCAGAAGGCTATGCTGAAGACCGGTTAACTGTTAACAGTTTAAAGGCGTTGCAGCGTAAAGCCTACGCGTTGGTGACCCGCGCTGTCGCCAAGATCAATCGGCATTCAGCCAAGTCAACTTGGGCGTCAATTGAGGAGCTGGCTAAGGACAACCTCACTGTGGGTAGAGTAGACCTAAGTCCTCTTATCCAGCAGCAGGTAGAAACCAACGTTGGTCTGATTACAAATCTCGGTGAAGAAGCTCGCGCTAAACTGACTGCTTTGTATAAAGAGCATGGACCAGATTCTGCCACAATATACAAAGAGCTAAAGCACATGGTTGGCTATCGCGCAAAGCTGATTGCTAACGACCAAAACGCCAAGATTTTTACCAGCCTAAACACTTCTCGTATGCTTGAGTCTGGGCTTAAGACTTTTCTTTGGGACCATTCTTCTGCAGGTAAAACGCCTCGGCCTTGCCACATCAAACGCGATGGCCACACTTTTCTACTAACGGGCGGTCCTGCAGAGCTGCACTTTGAAGACGGCAGCGACGCCAACTACGCGTTTGGCGGTAAAAAAGGCGATGAAGGTAAACCAGGCTACGCTATAAACTGCCGTTGCAGAATGCGCCCAACAAGTAGTCTTGACGATTAAGCCCCTAATTATTTACCCTAAAAAAAGTTCAGTCTATAATTGAGAAAATTTGCTGCCCAACTACGGAGTGGCTTATTGATGAAACAACTACTCAATTGGAGAAACTGCGTGGAACACTACGTGGACCGTCTGCTAGAGTTTGCGCATTTATGTATGATCTCACTTCTAGCAGCTTGCGCAAAAATTTCGTACCAAACCCTGCATGGCAAACCATTTAAGTTTGCTACTTTTATTGCGCTGCTTATGGTAGCTGTTTTTGCTGCCTTTCTTGCAGGCACTTTTCTACCGCCCGATCTTGCGTACCGTGACGGCATAGTTGGTATAGCCGCATGGTCAGGCAGTGAGTTTGTTAGAGCAATCGAAACTCGCTTACTCGCTAAAATAAAAGGAGGTGATAATGTCCCTGGCTAACTATCTACACGCTGTTTCAACAATTCCACTGCCGCAGTGGGCAGCTAGCATCATAAGTCTAATCGCCATATGCTACGGTACTTGGCTAATTATACACGCCGATCATGACTGCCCAAAGGTTTTTGCAGTATTTTCAGTCGCTGGTGCGAGCATGTACTTGCTTATGCTTGTTGCGCAGCTAATGGACGCAGTGGCTTTTACAACTAGTCAAGATAGCGTCATGGCAACAGGCTTTTGCCAAGCGGCGCCAGTCCGCACGCTTTATGACCTTTTTATGGCCTCAATAAACTTAATGGTTTTACGCGCGCTACATAACGCGCATAAGTAAGGAGAAATTCTTTGGACGCACTTACACTATCGCGAGCAATGAGTATTCCTTTGGCCCGCGCACAAAAGTGGGCTCAACCTCTTACGGCTGCAATGGAAGATGCGGCAATTAACACTCGGCTTCGCCAAGCTTCTTTTCTCGCGCAAGTTGGTCACGAAACACTATCTCTCGTTTATGTTAAAGAGTTGGGTGCTGCGTCCTACTTTTCTAAGTACGATAAAGGAACGCCGATCGGCATCAAGCTTGGCAATACGCAGACCGGTGACGGTCCAAAATTCCCCGGCCGTGGCCTAATTCAAGTTACTGGCCGTGCAAACTACTTGGCATGCAGCAAAGCTCTTTTCGGCGATGCCAGACTGCTGGATAACCCGGAGTTGCTAGAAAGCCCACAGTGGGCTGCAATGTCAGCCGCTTGGTACTGGAAAAAGAATAGCCTTAATAACTTGGCAGACGCTGATCGGTTTACCGACTTGACAAGAAGGATCAACGGCGGGATTAACGGTCTTGAAGATCGTCAAGCCCGGTATAAAACTGCGCTATCTGTGCTGGTATAAATATGTCACCACTCGATAAGCTGTTCCCCTACTTGCTGGCTATTGGGCTTGTATTTTCTGCGCTATTTGGTGCCTACTGGTACGGCAGCTCGGTAGAAAAAACTAAGTGGGAAGCAAAAGAAGCTAAGCGCAATACTGACGATACTGTTGCCAGACTTGCTGCAGAAGTTAAAGCGCGAGAGTTAGAGTCCGCATACAACCTAGCTAACCAAAAGGTAGCAGCAGATGGCCAGCAACAGATCGACAGTATTAAAGTTTTGCTTGATTCCGCTAATGCTAGGTCTAACAGCGTGCAGCAACGGGCAAACCAGCTTGCTGACAAACTTGCCAGCAGTTCAAGAAGCCTCAATTCCTGCACTACCGCCTCAAGCAAGGCAGCTGCCGATACCGCAAGAATACTCGCCGACGTATTTAGCCTGGCTGACTCAGCAGCGGGAGTCTTGGTTGAAGCTACTGAACAAGCAAGAACCCGCGGATTGATTTGCGAAAAAGCGTACGATAGTCTTGTCGCTAACAGTAAGCAACGCAAATAGGACGTTATTATGCGGCGTAGACTAATAACGTTTGCTTTTTGCCTATCTTTAACGCAGTGTCAGCCCGCCCAGTTTGCGGATAACATTGAATACCTGTGGGCAGCAGCTACCGCAGGTAAAAAAGGTACTACCAGCACCATCAGTCGGGACAACTTTTTGGTAAAATAAAATTGGTTGACTTTTAACCCGCAATATTTACAAGCTGTAGTGCTTGGCTTAGAATGAAGCCAGTTATTTAGGGTTAGTATCGCATGCGGATTATCTTTGACGCTTCAGCTTCACCAAGTTCCCGGCGTCTTGACGACAACGGGTTCTTACACGTCTCAGCATGCCCAATTACTTCGTTTGGTGTGTTTGATTACGCGCGCTCAGAAGCTGAACTTCCGGGCGACCCAAACGAAATAGTTAAAGTTCTTCGCGCTAAAGAAGTCATTTCTTCTGCCGAATTCATTGCCTCCTGCCAAAATCTTCCCATTGTCAATAATCATACCTATATTGAAGGCGTGACAGTTGACGCTGAACCCGGTGAAGAAGACGGCATGGACCCCGATAAAAAGGGTGTTAACGGTGCAATGACCAACGTGCGATTTGATGAAGAGTCAGGCTGGGTAGTTGCTGATCTAGTGTTCTACTCCCGCACAATGATTCGTCTAATCCTGTCAAATAAAAAGGTAGAGCTATCCCTTGGCTACACCTGTAAGTTTGTTCCGCTGGACGGCCAGGCCGAAGCGGCCGAAGCAGCAGAGCAGACGGATATGTCCGGTAACCATCTTGCATTGGTGGACCGGGCCCGTGTACCAGGCGCTCGAGTTCTTGACAGCGCTTTTCCCGACGCATCCCTTGAGGGCAATGAAATGCCAAAACCAGTTGTAGTAAAGAAAAAAACAATGGACGCCGATGCGCTGTCCGCCTTGCGTGAAGCGCTTTTGCCAGCACTGACCGCTTTCCTCGAAGGCCAAGGCGGCGGTGAGCCAGCAGCCGCTGACCCAGCAGCAGAACCTGTTGCTGAACCGGCTGCTGACCCAGCTGTTGAGCTTTCCCCAGAAGAACAAGCTGCAAAAAAAGCTGCCGAAGAAGCTGCTGCAGCTGAAGCTAATGTTGATCCAGAGGCTGCTGGCGACGAAGGTGAAGAAGCCGGGGCTGTTAGCGCGCTGATTAAACAGCTGATTGATGTGCTTAACGGCGGTGCTGCTGAGCCTGCAGTCGGCGATGAAAAGCTTGACACTGATCCAGTAGTCAAACCTACCGGCGATGAAGACGGCGAAGAGCAAGTTGCTAACGCACCGGACAAAAAAGGTGTAACAATGGACGCGATGTTTGCGGCTGTTGCCAAGCGAGACGATCTGTATAAGCGTGTTTCCCGCGCAGTCGGTGCTTTTGATTGCGCAGCAATGTCGCACGCCAAGGTTGCTAAGTACGGTGTTAAAAAACTGGGCATTAAATGCGCAGACGGCCATGAAGTGACTGCACTCGACGCGTACCTGCTGGCCACAGACAAGGCGGCAGAAACTGCAGCTAAACCTAAAATCGTTGGTGACAGCATGCCGTCTAGCTCTGAGCTTGACGCGTACCTGGCCGGTAAGTAAGGAGAATACCCATGTCGTTTCAAACTACGGTCGGCTTTCGTAACACCAGCGGTTTCCTGGGCCAAATCATCCGTGAAGTGCCAAGCGTCGTAAAAGTATGGCACTTGAACAGCCAAACTGCTTTGACAAATACCTTTGGTAAAGCGTTTACCGCTTCTGCCGAGTCGGTTACTACTCCAGAAATGGGTCTGCAAGCAATTAAAGTTGCAGTAGTAGGCGGTACTGCTGCGTTTGCCGGTATCCTGGTTAACCCAAGCGAATTTGCAAACTCCGGTTCGGCCTCCGGTACGTTGGCGCCAAACCTGGATCTGCCAGCCTACTCGCGCGCTGAGCTCATGACTGAAGGCGAAGCTGTTGTATCGTTTGCAACCGCCGTTGCGTACGGCGATGGCGTGGCATTTAACCCGGCTACCGGCGCGCTTGTTGCTCCTGGCGCGGGTATGACCACTATTGTCGGCGCAATGGTAACCAACACTACCACTGCTGCTGGTCTTACTACCATCAGCCTTGCGAAGCTGCCAACCCCAGCCACCGCCTAACAACCCATCCAGCTGCTGCACTTTACTTACCCACAGTGCAGCGGCAATAAGGAGCAAGATATGAGCAAAGTTCACAACCACTTGAGCGCAAGAAGCGTTCGCCCTTTCAACATGACGCAGATCGGCGACCAAGCGGTGCAGTCTCTTGCTCGCCTGGGTATTCACATCGATCCGGCCGTTGTTCATCGTCAAGTACGAGCTCTGGCGGTAGGCGACTCCTCTTTTGTAGCGCCTGTTACCCAAGGTTCCATCACTACGCCAATCCAGTTTCTGCAGGCTTGGCTTCCAGGCTTCGTGCAGGTAATTACTGCTGCTCGCAAAATCGACCAGGCCATCGGCATTACCACTGTGGGCAACTTCCACGATGCCGAAGTGGTGCAGGGCATTGTTGAACCGGCCAACTCGGCCACTGAGTACGGCGATTACAACGCTATTCCACTGGCCGAGCTGAACGTCAACTTTGAGCGTCGTTCGATTGTCCGTGGTGAACACGGCATGTCGGTAGCACTGCTGGAAGAAAAACGTGCATCGGCCATGAACCTGAACGTCGCTGAGCAAAAGCGTCAAGCTGCTGCGATCGGCCTGGAAATCATGCGTAATGCGATCGGCTTTGGTGGTTGGTTTGCCGGCAACAACCGTACCTTTGGTCTGCTGAACGACCCGTTCCTGCCTGCTTACGTGGCAGTAGCCGGTGCAGCTTGGGCTACTAAAGACGCGTTGGCCATCATGTCCGACATCCGTACTGCAATTGCACGTCTGCGTACTCAATCGCAAGACAACATCGACCCTGAAAACGTCGATATGGTCCTGCTGATTGCCACCTCCTGCGTCGATTACCTGTCGGCTGTCACCATCAACGGCGTGTCGGTTCGTGACTGGCTGACTCAGACCTACAAGCGTATTCGCGTTGAATCCGCTCCACAGCTGAACGCAGTTAACGCCGGTGCAAACGGCTTCTACCTGTTTGCTGAAAACGTCGATAACTCGATTGACGGTTCTACCGACGGCGGCATGGTGTTTAAACAGCTGGTGGTCAGCAAGTTCATGACTGTTGGCGTGGAGAAAAAAGCAAAACGCTACGTCGAAGACTTTGCCAACGCCACTGCGGGTGTTTTGTGCTCCCGGCCGTACGCAGTAGTCCGCTACTCCGGTATCTAATAAGACAACCGGCAGCGTTAACTAAAAGGGGATTTATCCCCTTTTATTTTATCATACAACTGGGTCTTTCATTTACTAATTAAATCAACTGTAGGTTTATTCCCAATAGGTTTACTTAATAATCTGCTCTGGGCTATAATAAACCTGTAAAAACCCCCAAAGGTAAAGGACTTTTATATGTCTAAGTACGTACTATCTACAGCCACTTGCAGCCAGCGCTTCGTTGACTACCACCTTGGCGCAAACGGCGGTGTACATTCGGTGCTTAAAGAAGTGCTGATTAAAGGCGGCGCAAACTCGCCTAGCTCCACCAGCGGTTTTGGCGAACTTGCTAGCACTGAAGGCGGTCAACCGCTGTGGACCCCGCAGGGCTGCGTAACAACCATTACCGATGAAGAAGCAAAGTTTCTTGAATCGCATGAAGGCTTTCAGGCGGCTGTCAAGCGTGGCTTTTACACCGTTATGGATAAAAATCCAGGCGATAGCCATTCCAAATTGGCCAAGATCGTTGAAAGCGATATGACCAAAAAAGATGGCTCTGCACCGCTTAATAAAGACACGCTTAAAGGCGTAGTTAAAGTCACTACTAAATTGAAAGTAGACGACGAGGATTAAGCAATGGCCGTAGTACTCGACATTCCAGCGTTTAGAGCAATGTTTCCGCTATTTGCAAATGAAACTACTTACCCTGACATGCTCATAACCATGTACTGGGCGCAGGCTAAGTGCATGATGGACGACGAGTGCTACGACGGTTGTTTGCCAACCGGCGATTGTGCTGAAATACACATGTACTTGCTACTCGCGCATTTTTTATCACTACATAAAAACATCATGCGTAACAAGCAAGGTGGTTTTATTAGCAGTTCGTCCGTTGATAAAGTGTCTGTTACCAAGGTTGCTCCACCGGTAGTAGACATGTTTGACTGGTGGATGTCGCAATCACCCTTTGGTCAACAGCTTTTGGCCTTACTGTTGGTTGACTCTGTTGGCGGCTTTAGCGTTGGTGGCTTGCCAGAGCGTCAAGCCTTCCGTAAAGTCTATGGTACCTTTGAATGAAAAGCAAACTTGAACAGCACGCAGAAATTTTGCGTCAGCTAGACGGTACAAATACTGATCTAGGCTGGTTCGAGAATGCTACTTATCCAACGGGTGAAAGCGTTGCTGCTGTAATGATGTCAAACGAATTTGGTAGTGCTGGTTCGGCGACAAAAGCCCCTACCCCGGCACGTCCGTTGCTACGTCAAACTGCAGCAGTGTTAGACGAAAAAGTTCCGGCTTACATCGAGCGCCGTAAAATGGAAATGATGGAGGGCAAGTTAACAGTGCCTGAATACCGTAAAAAACTTGGTGAAGCAATGGTTGCGGCCGGTCTTGAGACCCTCAAAAAAGGAGACTTTGAGAAAAACGCAGAGTCTACTGTTAAGCAAAAAGGTTTTGATAAGCCGCTTGTTGACACTGGTTTGCTTGGGCAGTCTCTTACGTACAGGAATGATGCAGAATGACCAGCGGAGTACCAGGCTCTAACCTGCTAGAAGACGCGTTTGAAGCCATTGAAACAATGGAAGTGCTCGTACGTCATCAAGGCGAACGAGTTAAAAACGCTGTTGGGCAGTATGTAACTCCGTTTGAAGAACCTGTAGCGTTTGAAGGAAGCGTACAAGCTGTCAATAGAACTGCATACCAGCAACTTGGTTTAGACTTCAGCAAAAAATATGTGACTATCTACTTGTGCGCAGACGTTCATAGTTTTACCCGTAATACCTCGGGTGACAGAATAACTGTTGGTACAAAGAATTTCGAAATTGTAAGTGACTTGGACTGGTTTGAAATAGACGGCTGGGTAGGTCTTTTGTGTGTTCAGCTGGTGCTGCCAATATGACAGACAACGATATTATAGCAAAAGTCATAGAGCTGCTAAACGCCAAGTTTGCTGTCTGGCCGTACCCTGTGGGCTATGGTCCAGTGGAAGTGCAGCAGAAGCAGCAGCCAACCAAACAAGGCATTCCGTCTGCTCCAGCAGTGTTTGTAGAAAAGCTATTTGACCGCCGGTATGGCTGGACAGCTATTTTGCAGGAAGAAACCTCTGACCCAACTAAGCTACTAGAGTCTGAAAACCAGCTGTACAACACTACGTTCCAAATTTCTGCTTTAGCGCTGCAGGACCCCAGCCGAATTGACTTGCCCACAGCTAGCGACCTTTGTAGCGACGCTTGCGCAATTTTGCAAAGTCGTTACGCACTTCAGGAATTTACTGCAGCAAAAATTGCAGTGTTCCGTGTTTCTGATGTGCAAAACAACTACGTGACTGACGATCAAGACCGTCAGGAGGCAGAACCTTCCTTTGATATAGTGCTTAGCTACACAAGGACTATTGCTTCACCGATCGATAAAATCTCTCGCGTAGACGCCATTTTCGAGCGAGTATAACATTCCCTATGGAGGGATATAAAGCATGACTATTTCCATTACTCGCTACGTAGATATTACGTCGGGCGTAGGCGGTGAAGCCGGTGTGACTCGCCGTGAACTTGGTTTGCGCCAATTCACACAAAATCCACTTGTGCCTGCTGGTACAGTTGTTTCTTTTAGCCAGCTGACTGATGTACAAAACTATTTTGGTACTGCTGCTGACGAGTATAAAGCCGCAGAAAAGTATTTTGGCTTTGTTTCGAAGCAAGTTGCTAGCCCAAAGAGTATGTCGGTTGTACGCTGGCATCCGGCCGCTATTGCCCCAGCCGTATACGGCTCGCCTATCACCGTAGGAGCTAGTGCATTTGCTGTAATTGCAGCTGGCACATTAGCCATTAGCGTATCAGGTACCGAGGCTGCCGAGTTTACTGGAATTGATTTCAGCACAGTAGCCACAATGGCAGATGTGGCAACAGTACTGCAGACCAAAATTCGTACCTCTGCCCTGCCTCAATTGGCAACTGCAACAGTACTGTATGAAACAAACCGAGGTGCGCTAATACTCACTGGGGCAGTTGCAACTCCGGGCGATACACTTGTGCTTGAAAATTCAGGCGTAGACGACCTAGGCGCAATGACTGGCTGGCTGACGGGTCTTCAAACAAACCAAACTGGCGCTGCTGGAGCGACTGCTCAAGTGGCTGTTGCCACCAGCGCAGATGGCGACGATAACTTTGGCTCGTTTGAGTTTACTGGTACCGTTGTGCCTTCTACCTTGCCAGTAGTTAAAGATATTGCAGCTTGGAACCACGCGCAAAATGTTAAGTTCATTTACTGCCTGGCAGTTAGCAGTGCAGTAGGCGCCGCTTACTCACAAGCGCTTATTGGCTACAGCGGTACCGCGCTAACCCTGCTGGCAGCTGGTGATGACGGCAGCGACCACCCAGAGCAGATTCCTGCTGAAATTCTGGGCGCTACTAACTTTAACCGTCCTGCGGCTTCTCAGAACTACATGTTCTATCAGTTTAGTAACCGCCTATTTGCGGTAGATAGTAACCCCGGCGCAGATACCTGGGACGCTTTGCGAATAAACTATATTGGTCGTACGCAGACTGGCGGCCAAAAACTTGCCTTTTACCAAAAAGGTTACTTGATGGGAGGATCTACTGCGCCCATCGACATGGCTGTTTACACCGGCGAGATGTGGTTGAAAGACGCATTTGTTAGTACCATTATGGGCGGTTTTTTGGCGCTGCCTAGCTGGTCAGCAAATGCAGACGGCCGTATCACGCTGCTTAGTCTCATGCAAGACCCGATCGACCAAGCGCTGTCCAACGGCGTTATTTCTGTTGACAAAGAGTTTGATGCCACCCAAAAGGCCTACATCACGCAAGTCACGGGCAGTTCAGACGCCTGGCGCCAGGTTCAATCCAAAGGTTACTGGCTTGATGCAGCTATTGTTAAAACAGTTGAAAACGGCGTAACCACCTACACTGCGGAGTACATTTTTATCTACGGTAAAAATGACCAAATCCGCAAAGTTACTGGTAGCGACATCCTGATCTAACCCTCAAGCCCACAGGTGACCTGTGGGCAACTTAAGGTGAAAGCAATATGAGTACAAATATTTCGCTGTTTGGGTTTAGCGTGCGTATTGTCGCTGACCGAACTTTTCCGCAAGGCTTTACTATTACTGAGTGGGCTGATGACCAGCCGCCCATCGATAGCTCCAACATCGAAACAGCGGGTTTTGGTATAGGACCTAATGGCGACATGGTAGTTTGGCAAAAGCCTGCTGCCATACAGGCTAGTTACTCTGTGATTCCAAACTCTGAGGCCGACCGTAACCTGTCGATCCTTCATGAAGCCAACCGCATCAGTAAAGTCAAAGGCATTGTGCCGATGGATAAAGTAACTGCAACTGCTGTTTACCAAGACGGCCGTGTAGTTACCCTGAGCCAGGGTATCTCACACAGTGGGCCGGCTGCACCAGCAGGCTCGCAAGATGGTCGGTTGTCTAGCCGTACTTTTGGTTTTGTTTTTGAAGACCGCAACGAAACACGGCCGTAAGCAACTGCTAGTAAAAAGCCCGGCTAGTTCGGGCTTTTTATTACCTGGTATTTACTAAGGATGAAACCCTACAGTATAATGCTAGGATTAATGGAGTCTTCTTGTGAAAAAAATTCCGCTTCGAGCTGTGCCAAATCAAACGCTGACGTGTACGCTTGGCAAAAAGCTGTTTGACATAACAGTTCAGCTCGGTGCGTCCGGTGGAACTTTACTGTCTGTGACTGTTGATGGTGTGGTGTTATTTAGTTCGTTGCTATCAGTTCGTGGCGCACAAATGATGATTGCGCCCTTCGCAGCGCAGTACGGTAATCTGGTATGGATTTGTGCTGACGGCGATAGCTACCCAGCTTACACAAAGTTTGGAACTACACATGGGCTGTATTGGTGGCCGCTATGAAGAGTGGACCGCTAGTAAAAAGTCCTGGCGATGACCAATCTCTCGCGTCTACTCTGCGCTTTATTCAGCGCGCCATTGAAATGGATATGGAAAACTGCTTACCATGCCGCGTAATGGCCTATGACCGTGAGGCTAATCGTGCTACTGTAAGACCCGCTATTATGTCCACTGTACGCTCAACGGTGTCGACTGACTTAATTAGAAAAAATAGGGTGGAATATCCGGACATTCCGGTATTGAGTCTTGGCGCTGGCGGTTTTCATATTAGTTTTCCAGTAAAGAAAGGCGACTTGGGCTGGATATACGCTTGCGATCGTGATATCTCACTATTTCTTCAGTCGCTTACTGAACAGCCTGCCGGACTTGACGGACCTAGCCATAAGTTTAGTGATGCCATTTTTATACCTGACGTGTTTAGTAAGTACAATATCAACGAAGAAGACGAAGGCGCATTAGTAATACAATCCACTTCATCAGCGACACGTATAAGTATACGTGAAGATAATATAAAAATCACTGCGCCAGTTAAGGTGCAGCTAGACACTCCTTTGACAGAAATTTTACACGACCTAACAGTTAGTGGCAATTTGAGTGTAGCAGGCCCGACCGCTATACTACCGCAAGCTACCACTGTGGGTGGAGCAACAGTCTACGGGCATACTCACGGAGGGGCGGTTCCGCCTTTCAGCTAATGGCAAATAAAGTGCACAGCATTGACGGAATAGAATTTCGTTTTACAAAAATACCTGCAGTGCCTGCAAGAGAGCTGCTTTCAGGCATGCAGGCGGACTTTGATGTGCTGCGCCCATATATTGAGGTTACTACAGCTGAAGGTTGGGTAGCGCTTGATAGTAAGGTAACCATAGAAAAGCATATTAGGTCGTGGGAAACACTTACTACAGCAGAGTTATTTGCTTACGACTACAACTACGGGTTTTTAGCTACTTGGAAGCCAACCCCGCTTCCTGCAAAAATGGAAGAAAGTTCATATAGAGTAGCTGAAACTAAAAATGTTGACGCAGCTGTTTCTGCTTTGATAACAAATGGTATGGCAAATTATGAACAGTTGCGTGACACGTATTCTCTAGAAGAAGCGTTTAAGCTACTAGATGTTTTAACTGTCAAAAAAATTAATGAATTTCGCGCAGCAGAGGCCTCCAAATGAAAGAAGTTTATGTGCCCACAGGCGATGGTAAAACTGTTCTTACTTTTAACGTGCATAAGTTTAGCCCGCTGGATGGCCGAAAGATTCTCGCTTACTACCCGCTATCAATCTTGAATAAAGAGCATACTTATAATAGCAACGAAGCTGCTATGCGTAAGCTAATGGCTTATTGCTCGGTGGGTAAAGAAGAAGAAGAGCAAGTCCACCTTGTGGACGATGCGCTAATTAACGAGCATGTGCCAGACTGGTGGACGTTGGTGCAGCTCGAATATGCTTGCCTGAAGTATAACTGTTCTTTTCTTGAAGGTACAGACTTACTTGCAGTTGCAAAAGCGAGCATGACAAATGCCCTCAAAGGACTTGTTGCAGACCACTTGGAGCGCCTTAGCAAATGAGCACTTTGACGCTGGCAATGGACGGTAACCGAGACTTGTTCATGAACCGCTTTAGCAACATAGAAACTAAAGTTGATGAAGAAGCGATGGCAGACTACTTGACCCAGCGTCTTTCATCTCTTGTTGGAGAGTTCAGGTTTAATAAACAGCGTGGCATTTCGTATATGACAACTGTATACACTTCAGGCAAAGAAGGTATTCCGGCTCTTCGTGCAAGTATTATTGCGGCGCTGTCCGCTGAAGCGACAGTAGCCGGTATTTCTTATTTAAATATGGCCCAGACTGACGATAGCCTTGTGTTTGAGCTTAGTGTTGCAACCATTTACGGCCAAGTATACTTACTGCGGGTGTAGTCATGCTAGACTTTGTTACAGGCATAGTAGCATCCGCAAAAGAAAAATTTGCAGATGCAAAATCATTTTTACAAGGGCTATTTGAGGGTCAAGTACGCCATGGCGTTTTTGATAATGAAGGCGTAACCAACATCTTTCCGAATGTTGGTATCCTGAATGTCGATATCATTAGGGATAAAACAGTTGCAAGTCACCCTCTTGAAATAAACGTGTATCAGCAAGACAACATTGTAGTGAACCCAATAGTCATTACTGTTACGCTTGCTGCGGAATCAGAAGAGGTAGACAATCTTTATAATACGTTAGAGCAACTCTACGCTTCGGACACTGTGCTACTTAGCGTGATGTGCGACAACAGACTATATACCAATATGGTCTTGCAGTCTTTACCAATTCGCCGTGATCCTAGCAAATACGACTTGCTAGAAGTCCCTATCGTTCTGCACGAATTCATCTACCGTAGAACGCGTGTGACGCTCATGAGCAGCCCTGAAAACGTAGGCTTAGCAGAATACTCAGACCGCCAAAAAGCTGGCCTGGTACAGCCTCAGACGGTCTCAGGCGCAGATGAGATAAGCGTGCAGTCTCAAAAAACGGTAGTGCCAGGGAGTACAAACTAATGATTCAAATCGGCACGTCTGGGCTATTTGCCTACTTGATTGCGTCAAAAACAATGCCTATTGGTTTTTCAATTAAAACATTCGCAGATGATGCAGACAGCATACAAGTTCATGAGGCAGAAAACGGCCAAGCAATACTTGATCTTAATGGCAAAGTAATACGCTGGACAGTCGCAAATCCACTTGTAGTTAGTTTAGCGGTTATGCCCAATACTACGGAGGATGATATTCTTGCAGTTATTTATAACGCTAACAGAGTATCAAAAACATCCAAGTCAGTCAATGACAGTATTAACCTAATGGTTAAATTTCCAAATGGCGGCATACGTACTTTTGTGCAGGGTCGAATGGTCTCAGGCCCGTCCTCATATACAGCTACTGCCGAAGGCCGGTTGGTTGGTAATGTTTATACCTTTGCTTTTGGTGACCAGTACGCCCTTACCATCGCGGCAGTACTAAACACCATAGCAGGCCAGTTGGGCATTGGCGATAAAATTTCTGGCATAACTGGACTATAACATGCTAATTGAACTTAACAGCAAACAATTTCGCTTGACTAAATTTCCGCCAATAGTAGGCCGTCGTCTCATGACAAAAGGCGTTGGTGTGCATGGAATTTTTTCAAGAAGCGTAGAAAGCTGGCTGCCTATTTTTGAGTTTGTTGAGGTAGGTCTTGGCCAAGACCAATGGATACCACTATCCACAATAACAATGCTAAATAACCACGTGCCTAGCACTTTTCAGGCTGAGTTATTGACAGCTGTTTTACAGTTCAACTGTAGCGAAATCGATGGGCTAGTTAGCGGCCCCACAGTGAACGACGCACTGTGGGCAGAAGTGTACGACGCTGTAGCGGAGGCTTTTAAATAATGGGCGTTTTAAACACTTTTTTTCTTCGCTACCGTGCGGATACAGGTCAAGCCGTAAAGGATATTGAAAAACTTTCTACAGCCGAACAAAAAGAGGCAAAAGTACATAAGACAAATGCTGAACAGCGAAAAAAAGATTCTGCCATCACGCAGGAGACCATGAAAAAAACCACCGAGTCTTCTAAAAAGCTAGGTGAAAGCTTAACGCAGTTAAGCGAAGGCGGCACTAATAAGCTGGGTGCCCTCAGAGCAGCTTCTAGCACTTTTTCAGAAGCTCTTGGCTCAATAGGCGCGTCTGGCGCTATTGCGGCTGTTGGCATTGGCGCAGTTGTTGCTGCTATTGCAGTAGCTAACTCAGGTATTGACGATGCGCGTATAGCCGCCAAAGAGGCAATTGAACTTGGCGAAAAAGCGTTTGACGCGCGCCTAGCCCAAGGCGAACTTATTCGTCTACAGGGCCAAGGTCGGACTCGTGGTGTTAGCGACGATACTACCTCACAGTCAGCTAAAGGCGTTTACGACCGAGTGTCTGAAATACGAGCAGCCCAACGCCAAGCGGCTCGAGACCCAGCTTCTGCTTTTAACAACCCGCTTATTAAACAAGCCAACCTGTGGAAGAAAGCAGGTGTAGACGTTGCTGCTGGTCTTGAGAAACAAATGACTCAGCAGGATAAGTATTTACGCGGTCTTAAAGACGCTGGACAAGAAGAGCGCGCGCTAGTAGAAGGTACGCAGCTGTTCGGCCGGACACTTGCTGACGTTAAGTCTGTTCTGTCCACCACGCAAAAGCAAATGGACGAAAACGCTCTTGCAATGGCAAAAGAGTCTCAAGTCCGTAGAAGTTTACAAACATCTTCTGAAAGCTTGTCTAGCTCAGAAAATAAGCTAGAAGCAGCGCGTAAGCGTAATGACGAAAGAGTACGGCAGTACACAGTTCCAGCTACTGATGCTTTTACAAAGGCTCTTACCGAGTGGGAAACTGCTGTTGGCCCGCTAAAAGATGCGTGGGGCGAATTTGTAGCGTACCTTATAAAGGGTATGGCTGAATTGCTAGAAGGCGCAACAAGCTTCCTAAGAAAAACAGGTATTATTGACGATAATAGAACACCTGAGGCTAAAATAGAGGAACAAGTTAAGGCAAAAGTTATGCTTAACGAGGACCTTTACGGCCGTATGAAAGGCCAAATAAAACCTGGTGAAGAAGGATTTGAGGCAGCCAAAGCTGCTTTTCTTAAAGATATTGCAGACAAAGAACGCGCGCGTCTTACCGGTCCAGCGAACGAAGCTGAGGCGGCGCGTAAAGCCGGCCTTGCTAGTACCGCAAACCAAGCGGCAAAAGACCTTGTTGCAAGCGGCAAAATGACTGAAGCAGAGGCAGCCGCAGCAGCAAAAGTTGCTATTAGTCAAGGAGAAAAAGATCCTAGCGTCAGTAAGTTAGAAGACCTGAAAACCTTGATGACTGAAAGCAACGCTGCTCAAGCTGAAGAAGGTAAAGTACAAAAGGCCCAAACAGAATATACCAAAAAGATTGAGGCTAACACAATGGCCCTTGTTAATACAGGCCTTGAGCAGGCAATGGCGCTGTGGGCTGCAAACGTTGGTAAGGGCGCTGGAGTTGGCTCAGGCTCAATGCAGGGCGAGACTCAGGCAGATTATGAAACGCGGGTTAGGGCAATGCAGCGTACCATCAACCCTAATGCTGCGACAAAAATGAGCATGGACCGCGCAGCAGTTGGCGCAATGTCTAGCCAAGCTGAACAGCTAAACAAGTCAAAAACTGCGAGCGGCGGTAATACCGACCAATCAAAAACTGTAAAAATTGATACCTTAAAGGTAGAGGTAATTAGCCAAGCGCAAGACGTAGCTGGCTTGGCACAAGACGTTGGTGTAAGTATTCGAGACGAGCTGCGCTACGCTGCAGCAGAATTTGCTAGCCCGGTGGTGAGCTAATGGCCAATACAATGTATGTAGCTGATTTGCTGAACAAAGTAGACCAGCGCCGTTTGAGCCTTAGGATAGGCTCAGACACAATTGTGGAAGAGTTTACTGAGGAATTCTATATAACTTGTCGCACAAAGAAAAATGTGCTATCAGTACAGAACCAGTGTTCAATTTCTATTGATAACCTAACAGCAGAACGCCGTAATTTTTTACTAGGCTATTTTACGCAGTGGGAAAGCCGCAACTACAGCCAACCGTTTATTCCAGTTGATGTGCGCATTGGCCGAGAAAGCACCGAAAGCCAACTAACAACTATTTTTCGTGGGGCCATACTTGAGACCAGTCTAGGCAATCCGCCAGACATTACGCTTGGTCTTAAGTGTATCACAAGTTTAATTGACATGAATATAGCTAGTACAGGCTTTGTGTCCAATACGCTACCAAAGGTATCTACCCACAGGGAGTTGTGTCAGTGGGCAGCAGACTTGGTTAATATGCCTTTGCGATATGAGGTCACAATACCTTTGCCTGCAGTATCTGCAAGTGCTCATGCAACTATTATTCAAAAGGCTTATAGCTTAACAGCAGTTGTAGGTATGCTAGCAAACTTTCATAAAGATAAAGTTTGTGTGTTTGTTGACGATGGTGTTTTGATTGTTACCGAATGGGGCAAAGCATTACAGGGAGAAGTTGTAGAAGTTAGTGCAGCTAACTGGCTGATTGGTATTCCTACCATTACGCAGTGGGGCGTTCAGTTTACCACTTTAGCTGACGCGCCTATCCGGCTAGCAGGCGCAGTTAACCTTATTTCTGAGCTTAACCCGTCAGTCAACCAGCCTTGGGTAATGACACAAGTTGAATACGATATAACTTCACGCGACACCAGCTGGTATGCAACTTGGTCAGGCTCGCCTAGTGCTGCAGCTCCGTCTGCTACTGAGCCAGTAGTTTACGAGGAGCTCAACATATGGTAAAATAATAGCATTCATTGGAGATTTTTATGCCGTATAACTATATCACCTCGACAGGCGTAATTGTCCCTGATACCAGTACGCTAAAAACCGATGTTCAAGGCGAGTATACAGGGCAGTTTGGCGCTGCTTTGTTGCTTGCTGACGATACTCCTCAGGGCCGATTGATAGATGTTGAAGTCACTGCACGCGACTTAGTTATACGGGGTGCGGCTGAACTTTCTAACCAGTTTAATCCAAACATAAACTCCGGCATTTTTCTTAAAAGTGTTGCTGCGTTACACGCAGTAGAGGCTTCTGCCGCTTCCTACACCGTTATTCCGGGCGTAGTAGTTACTGCTTTGCCTTCAACTGTTATTCCTGCTGGCTCGCGTATTGCAGACACAGCTGGCAACTATTTTAAAGCTATCACGCGCATAACAGTTCCTGTAGAAGGCACTGTAACGGCCGACTTTCAGGCAACCGAACCAGGCCCGGCTGTTCCGGCCTTAAATAGCGCGACTCAAATTATTGACGGTGTGTTTGGGTGGCTGACTGTAAATAACCCGTTAGTCGCTACTCCAGGTTCTTTTGAGGAAACTGATGATGTGCTTCGTCTTGCGCGTAACTCAAAGCTTTCCCTACTTTCTAAAGGCCCTATTGAAGCAATATTTTCAAACCTGCTAGCAGCGCCCAACGTAAGATGGTGTAGTGTCAGAGAAAATGATTCCGATACTGCACAGACTATTGACGGCGTAGTAATGACGCCGTCTAGCACTTGGATTTGTGTCCAGGGTGGCGCTGATGACGATATTGCGCTAGCGTTTATTCGGAGCAAGCAAACAGGGAGCCCACTCACTGTGGGTACAGATAATGGTACGCCAGTGCTCTACTCTGTTGTGGATCCAATAAGCGGCCAGACTTATCCAGTTATGTTTACCCGCCCTGTTCCTGTTCCGTTTCTGCTGAGAGTTACTGTGGCAAGTGGTTCTGCCGTTGATCCGTATACAGCTATTCCGGACGCTGTTGTAACTTACGGTAACGGGCTGCTAGCAGGCGAACTTGGCTTTGTAGTTGGCGCTACTGTTAGTCCTTTTGAAGTAGCAGCAGCCATTAACGTTCAACTACCAGAACTTTTTATAAAAAGAGTTGAGTTAGCCCTTCCTGGTGGTACGCCTATATACACTACCAACGAGTTGTCTATCGCTCTTTGGGAAGTAGCTACCACAACTACTGGTACCATTTCTGTTGTGGTGGTGTAATGGACAAGCGTATTAGCTTAGCTCCTGACTTGCTTGCGAATATAACTTGGCAGTATGATGCTGCGCCTAACTTAAAAGGACTTGTTACACGTAAGCAGGACTGGTATGCCACAAACTGGGGCAATTTTTGGAACAATTGGCAGGTTGCAGTTTTTGATTTAAAAACTGCCAATAGGTTCGGCTGCGTCGTATGGGCCATTATTTTAAACGTACCTACAAGTCTTGTCTATAACCCACAAACGATTGGTGAGACTCCCCCTTTTGGCTTTGGTGGAGGCCGGGAAAATTTTGATGGCTCTAACTTTTTTGGCGCTGCTCCAGTTGTAACACTTACGCTTGAAGAAGCAAGAAAACTTCTTCGTGTTCGTTATTACGCACAGACTATGAGCACCACAATTTCAAACATTAATGGAATGCTTAAAGACGTGTTTGGGGAAGATGGACTTTCTTATATTGAAGAGACAGTTGGTGGTACTGCCATTGTGCCATTTGGATTTGGACAATACCGACAAAACTTTAATACTCCATCGAATTTTAATGGTTCTTTGCTATACGGTAATATCAAGGCCATGGTTCAAAAGTATATTTTTACTTTTCCACTTTCGCCCAACTTTAAAGCCGCATTGCAGATATACCTTCCTAAAGGGTCTGGTGTGCAGACTATAATCTCTTCACCGAGTGTGTGAAGTCTTTAAAAGCTATTGGAGCACAAAATGGTAGCTAAACTTTTTACTAAACCGTTTGGGGTTGCAGGGGATAAAACCCCAATTCCCAATGGTGTTCAAACAGACGGTACAGTCAGCTACGAGTCAGGTTTTGGGGCAGACTACGAGCGCCAGCTTGGTGTAGACCCAGCCGCAAAAAATATCGGTCGTCAAACGTTTAACGAGCTTATGTTTGACGCTACCACAGCACTTCAAGAAAACCAAGCGGGTTTTGGCGCATCTCCGTATAGCCTAGTACTGGCCCAGGCTTTGCCCGGCGGCGGTTATCCAAAAGGCGCGTTAATTCCAAGAGCGGATGGTACAGGCCTTTGGTTTAATACTGTAGTAGCCAATACCACTAACCCGGATACAGGCGGAGCTGGTTGGTTGCAGTTTAACGCACAAGATAGTCTTTACGCTGTTGATACGGGTGTTGCTAACACGTATGTATGCGCTTTTACGCCTACACTTGTTCGTAGTGAAGCACACCCTATCTCCGTCAGGATTAAGACCGCTAACACCGGTGCCTCTACCATTAATGACGGTAACGGTGCAGTGCCCATTGTGGGCGCTTTGCTGCTAGGCCTACAGGGCGGCGAACTTGTACAAAACACTGTAGCTATCCTGCAGTGGGTGGCAGCTATTTCTTCATACGTCGTAGCTTTTTCTGCTGGAGCTTTACAAGTAGGTCCAGCAAGCAAAAGTTTACAGGCTGTTAATGCGCAACAAGTCCAACGACAGAGCACAACGTTTTTTACAACTACTGGTACCAGTACTACACAAGCTATTCTGCCCGTTCCAGCTGTTCAAGCCTACGCAGCTGGTTTGCGCTTTAGCGTAGTTTTTAACGTGGCGAGTGGAGCAAGTCCGACGCTGGACGCCTCAGGCTTAGGCCCAAAAAACGTCATGCAGTACACCGCAAGCGGTAAAGTCTCTGCTACTTGGGGCGCTGGCCAAGTAGCTGATGTTGTCTACGATGGTACAGACTGGGTTTTACTCCAGCAATTGTCTTATGCAGTTCAAGCCTCCACCGATTCTTTTACCGCAGGCAAAGTGGCCTTAGTGGGTAGTGGCGGCGTTGGTGGCGCAACCATTGTATACGCCGGATCGATCGATAGCCTAGCTGCTGGCCAGCTATTTTCTACTGGTCCTGGCTCTACAACACTTCCCCAGTATGCCGCAACCACTCAAGGGCAAGGTGTTTACATTCATCTAAATGCTAACTTTGGTTATATGCGTTGGACTGAAATCACAACTGGCATTAGTTTCGAGCGCCAAAAAGTATCAGGCACATGGCAGGCATGGGGGGAATGCTATGGCCAGGTGTCATGCGACCTTACTGGGTCTGTGTTTGCATTTCTGACAAACGCAGCGCCTGCAGGGATGATAAAGGCAAATGGTGCCGCAGTCAGCCGAACCGTGTATGCGCGTCTGTTTGCTAAAATCGGAACGCTGTACGGTGCTGGCGATGGCTCTACTACGTTCAACACTCCAGACCTTCGTGGTGAGTTTATTCGTGGCTTTTCTGACGGTCGCACATCAGTTGACGTTGGTCGCGTAATGGGTAGCAGCCAAATCGGCTCGCTTATATCTTATGACCCGACAACCGTGTCCCCGATTTCTACTGGTTTACACTCAACAGCATCCGATGCTAACACTCGCATAGACCTGGGTCTTGATATTCCTGAAGCTTCAGGCCTTTACCCTAACGCTGATGTTATCAGCGGTAGTAGTACCGGAACATTTAGCGTTACAGCTGCAGCTGGCGTAGCTAGACCGCGAAACGTCGCCCTCCTTTACTGCATCAAGTTTTGAGGTGATAATGATTATTTACAACGTAGACCATAGTACCGGCGAATTTGTCAGTGTCGGGGAGGCTGATGAAAGCCCTTTGGAGCCAGGGGTGTGGCTTATCCCAGCAGATGCCGTTGCCGACGAGCCGCCTAAAGCTGGAAAGCGTGAGGTTCCTGTATACAAAGATGGCGAATGGAAGCTGACTGCTGACTGGCGTGGCTATCAGTATTGGGATAAGGTCGATGGGAAAGCCCACATTATTACTGAAGTAGGGGTTGTACCTCCAAAGGGCCACTTAACAGAAAAGCCGCCACTTAGTATAACTGAGGTGGAAGATCTTCGCGCAGTAGCGTACGCAGATCCCATTAGTGGTAGCTACAGACACTATATGGAGGCCATCAGACTGACACTGACCGGCGGTGAACCAACGTTGATAGAGGAGTCTGTGTCGTTGGGCAATGCTGCTCGCGCAAAAACTCAAGAGGATTTTCCGTATGGCGAATAACATGGCAGCGGATACGCTCAGTTTGGTAAATTTCGACCCAACCAAATCGCCGCTCTATATCTTAAATACTGTGCGTGGGCCGGGTGCCGTTTTTGAATGTACGTGGTCAAACTACATTGAGTTCAAGCGTACCGGGTTCAACGCCAAAGGCGCTATCGGTGCGCTTGGCTCGTTTGAAATGAACATGTCCGTAAACATGGACTACAAGACCAGTCTGCACCGCTTCTACGACAACACCCAGGATGCATACTGGACGGCGCTAAACACGGCCGGGTACTACCTGCAGTTTGCCCCAAAATTTGCCGGTGACGGCGATGTATGGGATAACACGGGTAACCAGTACGGCTTCAAAATTAACGTAGACGAAGCTCAGTTTAACGGTCATCTGGTGCCGATCGCTGACGACAAGGTCGGGCTCGGTAAGTCTACGCGCCGTTACACTGGGCTTTTTGTCAGCAAGAAGGCAGCGCATGTAGTGGTTATACCAGCAGGTCAACTCACTGCATGGGTTGATAACGTTGGGTGCCGTCCTGATTCGCACGTCTTCACTAACGTTTCATCTGGCGCGTTTGTGAACAGTCGAGCAGTGCCAGCAGTTCACGGTTTCACAGTGCAAATCGAGGCTGCGCAAGATACCCCTACATCAGTAAGCTTTTTTATGCTCGGCTAAGAGCCAATAAAGCTAGCCAAAATAAAGCTTGCAAGTAAAATGTCTAGCAATTAGCATAAAAAGAAAAAAAAAACTAAACCCGGTAGAACTTCGTGTTGGAAATTGCGTTTATTCCAATACAATTTCCTACCGGGTTTTATTTTGCTCAGGTAAAATCACAAAGTTTTATGGCTAGGGCTCAGCGCCAAATTACGTAAACGAGCAGCCTGTCTAGCAGGTGTGTTTGTTGCCACATTAGCATAAAAGCCATTTGTTTGGCCTTTTGCTGGCCAGCTTATTTCAGCGTTTATTGCTGGTTGCCGACGTAGCCAAGCGCAAAAAGTTGTTTGCGGTAAATCAAGAATAGTAGCAGTAGATGATTTGCTTTCACCTCCTTTGGCAAATTCTTTTAGCACTTCGCAAAAGGTTTTTCCTTCCTCAGCTTCTACCCTGTTGATATGGTCCTTCATTAATACCCTAGCCATACTACACCGCCTTGCCAGCAGCTTTAAGGGTTGCGTAGCGGTCAGCAGACACCCAGCCTTTATTTTCTAACGAGCGTAGATACTGACCGTTATAGAAAAACATAAGGTAAGGCCACACCACCAATATGCCAAAGCCCGCGGTAAAAAAGATAATTGCAAAGGCAATAATAGCAGTTGCCATATCACCACGGCACATTGGTACAAAAAGGCCAAAGAACAGGCTTGTCCAGCTGAACCCTGTGGGTACGTATTCATCGCGACCGGAAGTTGGATTAATCATCTTGATAGTCATTTTGCTTTAGCCTCATTCTCTGCTCGAATTTTATCCAAAAACTCCTGAGGAAGTTTCTTAGGGTATTCAGTTGTAATATTAAAGTATTCCGCAATTTTTTCTACTGCGTCAACCCAGCTATAGCAAACAAAAGCTTGATAGCCGCGGGCTACCATAGCTTTGCCAAATTTCTTTTGTACCGTTGAAACAACGCCGCCTGGCTTTTTCATCTCAATCCATAACCCGTTAAAGTTGTAACGAGGGTACGGCACAAACAGGTCAAACACTCCAGGAGTAACGCCTTCGGCTTTAAGCTTGCCTGCAGTTATTTTATCACGACTGCCGCCGTTTGGTACAGCAAATATCCATTCAAGTTCTGGATGGTAATGAGTCTTACGGCGTAGCCAGCAGAACAGTGCAGCTTGATGAGCGTGCTCGGTTCCAGCACGAGCAATTTGCTCTGGCGTGTAAGAAGAGGATACGGCCATATTTACTCCGGCAAGTTAAGGGCTTGGACGGCAAGGCGCTCAAGGTGCGCTGCTTCGCCTTGAAAATGGTCTTCAGTATAGGCTATTGACTGGCCGTTAACTACCCGTTGTTGGTTAGCCGCTTCCATACCTTTTACGCGTGCAACTGCGGCCTGAATGTAGGCAAAAGTTGCTAGCTGTTGATTATTCATTATTCCTCCGGGAATTCAAGCGTAGCTGGTTGTTTGGTCAGCTTTTCATCAGCCCACAGTGGATGGTCCCGGCCGAGGTCTTCATTATGGCGAAAGCCTGCCCAAATGCCGTGACGTGGTTTGCTCTTTACCCCGTGTGCAAAGTGCTTAAAGCGGGTAATGTCGCCTCGAGTTTCTTCACGATTTTCCCATGCCCACTTGGCTTGCGCATGAGTCATTGATCCGCAGCTAACACCAAACGTACCTTCATAGTCTGGGTGGTAGCAAATGTACGAGCCCAACCGGCCGGAAGCTACAAGGTTTTCAGCGTGTGAAGAACGGACGTCACGCCCAAGCTCGTTGACGTAAGTTTCGTTTTCATTGTGCATTAGTTCTTCAAAGCCGACAATACGTGCTTCACCATGACTAAAGCGTTTGACTTTAAGAAGACCGCCTTCGTTGGTTGTTGATCGGCCCATTTTGTAAAGACCGTCAAAAGACCGGACCATAATGCCTTCGTAACCCTGCTCAATGCACTGGGCTTCAAAGGCGTCAAGTTCTTCTTGGCTGCGCATTACCCGTTGAGTCAGAACGACAACATGCACATTGTCAGAATGAATGGACGATAAACGGTCGGAGTAGCCAACGCCTTTTAGGTCCCAACGGTCAAATACGTACAGCTTAACATCCGGTATGCCTTTTTTAGACATGACACCAGAAGACGTTTTCTGCATACAGTTTGGATCAGTGGGAGAACCTACTACCAGTTCACCATCAAGGCCTTCGCAGTCAGCAAAGCGGGCTTGAGTATGGCTATTTGGAATCAGTTTAAGTGTACGTGACAGCAAACCGCCTCTTGTGCCGAGTGCTCGAATGCCATCAATCTTAGGCGACGCATAACACGGAAATTTTTGTTTAGCTGGGTCAAACTTGCCAGCAAGATTTGGCTTAAGACCTGCGGGAGGCGGTACGTTGAACAAGTCCATTTAACTCTCCGGAAATAAGAAAGCGCCCAGCAAGCTAGGCGCGTTGTGCAACTGTGGGTTGATCAGAAACCTGAGCCTTCAAGCTCTTTCAGCAAAGCTGCGACTTCTGGGTCGGTCTGCGCCATGACGGTATAAAGCTCACGCTCTTCAAACTGACGGCGCTTGGTAGCCAACTGGGCTTTGACGCGGGCCATGTGCTCAGTGCGCTCTTGCACTTGTTTGGCAAAAGCCTCGTCGAACGAACCCCAAATAGATTTTGTGGCTTGGCCATGAACATCAATGACGTGATCGCGCACAATACGCACAATTTTGAATGGGAACTCGCTATTGCCGGACGCTTGATAAACAGCTGCGTATTGGCCGGAACGAGCGCTTTCTGGCGCAAAGTAGTGGTATTCTTTTTGCCCATTTTGCTCGCTGAAAACAACAGCGACAACTTGTACTTTGCCGATTGCGTCAACGGCAATTGCTTTGGTTTCAGTAGCGTTTACTTCAGTCATGGTATTGCTCCGTTTGTTCATTAGTAAGGATAAAAAGTAGGGTTGTTCCCTACCAACGAAACCCCCCAATTAAGGAGGTTTGTGGAGCCGCTTACGGCCATCCAGGTTTTTGTAGCTTTTTGGCGGGATTACTAGCAGCAACTAGCTGAAGCCCGAGCTTAACATTCGCCAATGGTCTGAGGGCGTACGCCATAGCCGCTTTGCGGCCCGTAGACCATTGTTATTAAATAGCTTATAGCCAATTGCTGTTGGCCAGTCCACTACCGCGAACGCTAAGCCCCTAAGAAGGAGCATTAGCATATTTATTCCTTATCAATATTTATTGCCTACAAAGCCCCAGTTAAGGGGCTTTAGGCGGGCGCGGGGTTGGCTAGCGATACAGGCCTAGCTCGTGGATCGTTACGGAATAGCCGCTTATTTCATATTGTATATAAGCTTCAAACGCTTCTGTGTAAGTTTCAAATTCCTTTATGCCGTTATCCAGTTCTTCGGCGGATTCGAAGGACAAAACATAATTGGTGCTGGCTGCGTAGGTCATCTCGTCTTGCTCCGTTGTTCGTTTCGATGAGTTAATTATGCCAGGGTTAACTGCAGCTGTACACCACTTTGCTTAGAACATTAGGCTTCTACAAAAGCGCCTTCAGTAAGTATCTGGTTATATGGCAACTCGCCTACTGTACCCCAGCTCAAACCACTATCACAAGACGACAGTAGAGGTACATACAAGCCTGGAAACGGATTTTCCATCTGGTGCCTAGCCTCAAGCAGCGCCTCTTGATGTAACTTGCTACCATCAAAGCTAAAGCAGTTTTCATCATGTACAGTCAGTAGCATAGGCATCACGTCTTGTAGACCACTTTCCCAATATTTTAGCATTGAGGCTTTGAGGCAGTCGGCAGCTGAGCCTTGTAGCACACGGTTAACTGCTTTATGCAAGCCGACGCGTTGAAGGTTTGGCCCATAAATTTCTACAGCTTTTTCACGCGGATAAGGTGTTTTCGATCGGCCGTTACGGTTGTTGGGTACCCAGAAGTCAAAGCGTGCTTTACGCCCAAGGAAGGTAGAAACATACCCTTCGCGGCTAGCTTCATTAGCGTAATGCTCAAGCGTTTTAGCTACGTAGGGTGATGCCTCAAAGTACGAGTCTACAAGCTCTTTTGACTTGTCAGCCGGTAGCTGAAGGCTGATTGCTAGCTTGTCAAGTCCCATGCCGTAAAGCAGACCAAAGTTAATGGTCTTGGTTGACTTACGGCTAATTCCTACACCTGTCAAGCCGTTAATCATGTCGCAAACAAGTTGGTGAAAGTCTAGCGTCGGGTCAGCGCAAAAAGCCGCGCGAACTGCGTCAGCGCCTGGGCCAACAGCAAAGTGCGCAAGAATTCGATACTCAATGGAAGACAAATCCAGCGACTTCCAAGTCTCGTTATATTCTGGAACAAACGCGCCCCTGATACGCGCGCCAAGCTTTGTACGAATTGGAATGTTTTGTAGGTTTGGATCGCTTGAGCTAAAGCGTCCGCTTACTGTACCGCCGCCTTCAGACTTCAGCTGTCGAAAAGTACAGTGTAGTCGCCCATTAACGTTTTTATTGAGAATGTACCCCTCAACAAAAGTTGATCGCATTTTAATCAGTTCTTTAAGCTCAGTAATATGGGATGCTAGACTGTGTGTTTGCGTCTTCATAAATGTGGCAGTAAACGACGGGTTACCGACTTCTGTTGTTGGGTACTCGTAGCCAAACTTATCAAAGGCTTTTGCCAAGTCTTGACCCGAGTTAACGTTTACAGCAAAGCCACACTGCGCACGAAGCTCCATTGTTTTAATGGCCGCTTGTTCTTCAAGTTCGTCGCGCAGCTTATTAGCGTACGGCAAGTCGACTCTAACACCGCGAAACCGCATTGCGATCATAAGCGGTATTAGCTTGCATTCCATCTGGAATACGTTCATCAGGCCTTCACGTAGCAGTATTGGCCATTGACGCTGCAAAACAGCCAAAGGTAAAGTTGCGTCTGACTCAGCGTAAGGACCGGCTAGCTCAATTGGGCAGCGGTACATATTTGCCCGTTGAGTGCCATTGGGCTGTCCGCCATAGGCGTCAGCTAGCCACTTATACATACCGTTAGATTCTTTACCTTCGCCCATATACTTTTGGCCAAGTGCTTCAAGATTTTGCCGAGCAGTCTCGTCGATAAGCGCTTCAGCAAAGCCGCAGTCGTACAGCATGCCTTTTACAAAAACACCTTCAGACTGTAAAAAGCCAACGTCGTATGTAAGGTTAAGACCTACTTTTACTTGGTGCGGTCGACTTAGCTCTTTTTGCGCCCAAGCTAATACGGCTTCGCGGTTCATGTTACCGCCAAGTATATGCTTAAACGGAAAATATCCTTTATACCCACAGTCAGTGGCAACAGATATTCCTATTAGGTGTGAAG